GCATGACATACCAGACGATCACGGGGGGCGTTGGGACATCGGCCCAGACGGCACGACCGGTGCAGTAGTAGATGGCCTCCGCCACGGCGTACCAGGTCTTACCGGAGCGGTTACCGCCCACGACCAATAGAATAGGGTGCCGGTCTTGATGGGCTTCGATCTGGACGCTGTGCGGCTTGTAGACGAGACCGAGGGGATCTTCATGCTCCCGGCGACGGAGCTCGTTCTCGATGTCGCGGTAGTTGGCGAGCTCGTTCACTTGGCTCTCAGACACTCCAGCCACGATGCTCTGGGCGAGATAGCGATACACTGGTTCTGCGCGGCAATGGTGTTCGCCTTTCGCAGCTCAGCGATAATCGTGTCAGCTTGGATCATGTGCGCATCGAGCTTGGAAGGGATCTGCAGGCCCGCGCGCACGCCACCTGAGACTCCGGCGATGAGACTGATCACTGCGACCAGTGCCGCAATCGCCTTCCAAGCCGACGGCAAGTTGTCGATGAAGTTCGAGATATGGGTGAGCTGCATCATACCCCTCCTAGTACTGCCGTTCCCACCACGCGCACTCGAACTCGATGTTGAAGGCGGTGGCCATACCGGGATACCAGGCCAAGATCGCGAAGCTGGACTGAGGCGGAATGCAGATGGGGCCGACGTTCTCCGTGATCAACTGGGCCGTCGTGCCCGCCTTGTTGCCTGATCCCGCAAAGGTGTCACCGAACATCCAGAGCCACTCATCGCCAACGACTGGAAGACCCTGACGGAGCGTGCCACGGCCGCAGATGAGACGATTCGTGCCAGCCACGTTGAGCGAGATGGCACCGACGTGGACGTTGGCCGTTGGCGCGAAGCCTGCTTGGTTCATGACGAGCACGTTCTCGGCGCCATACTCCGGCGAGATCGCTTGGAAGCCGCCGGAGTTGAAGCGGAGCTTCGGGTCGATGACCAGCCACCATTCGACAGAAGTGGTACCGGTACCTGGGCTGACGACGGTGGCGCGGAAGTAGTGCGGGTAGATGAAGATGCTGCCCTGACCGAGCGGGTCTTGGGCGGCGTTGGCGATGAGCGACGGCGAGCCACCAGCCGAGAAGGGATAGATCTGGTTGGGGTTCTCCATCTCGAAGAGCGCGGCAGTCGAGGAGAGCGTGGTGTTCGTGGTGGAGGCATGTCCACCGCCACCCGGCGAGCCAGTCATGGCCTTGTAGTACTTGCCTCCTGCGACATGCCACCGACCACGCATCTCTTCTTCACGACGGACGATACCGAGGTTATCCATGGGACTCACTCTCGACTGGGGTCAACAACTCTTTGAGGTTGGCGTCTCCGCTGTTGATCTTCTGAACGATACCCTTGAGCTCGTCAACGGACAAGTGAGAGAAGCGGGAGCGGCGGAGACGCTCTGCGATACCTTCTGGGTCTTCTTTGAGATTGATGAGGGCCCGGGCTGCCGGGACGCGCTCTTTGTCCGTGCCGTTCACTGCAGCATCGAGCAGGGCAGAGTAGCCGAGGATGACCCCGAAGAGCTTCAGGGTGTCATAGAGCTGATCGAGGGTCTTGGGAGTAAGCCCTTCCCCGATCAGTGTTTCGAGCTCGGCGATAGCGCGTTCGTTCATGTGTCAATAGTACACGGGGGTTGACAAGATAGCAAATAAGGGTATAATAGCTGGCAACCCCCGACGGGGTTGCCTACGCAGATGATGATGACACCTGGAGGGAAAGGGAATATGAAGTGCCCGCGTTGTGGATACCGTATCAACAGCATGACAGAGGACAAGGTGAAGTTGATGCGGGAGGACTATCCGAAGGCGTTCTTGCCATGGACGCCACAGGATGATGAGCAGCTCTCTCACATGGCCGCTGCAGGAAAGACACTCGTAGATATGGCGAAGGCCCTACAACGTCAGCCGACGGCGATCAAGCGACGTATTGATCTGTTGGGAGCCCAAATGGTGGAACCACCGGCCGCCACAGCACCGGTGGATTATCTGCCTGAGTAGGCTTAGTTCGGGTTGGCGTCTTCCACCATGCGACCACCGAGGTTCTGATCGTCTTCGGGGACTTCCCGGAGATTCAGATCCGCGCCTTCGTCCTTGGAGATGCCACGAACATCGTCCGCGTTCCCAGCGAAGAGGGGAGCCTGGGGAATGCCCGGATACTGACCGCCACGGACGTTGCCGACACCGCTTTCGCGGGTCTGGGTATCGTAGGTCGCGCCACCGAGGCTGCCCTTGGTGTCACGGAGACCGTCGAAGCCTTCTCCGTAGGTCATCGGGACCGGGATACCAGGATACTGGCCCTCAGCCTTCGGGATGGAGACTTCGAGACGCTCATTCGGGTTCTTGACCTGGAACTTGCCTGGAGTGGGACCCTGAGAGTTGGACTTGGCCGAGTGGACGTAGTCACCGGCAAGGGCCGGATCGGTGCCACGGCCACCTTCAGAGGCTTGGCCGGTGTTCGTGGGCTCGTGCTGAACGCCCGCTTCAGCCATGCCTTCCCACTGGCGCTCGCCAGGGTACTGACCGGACTTGGCGCCGCTACCGTGCACGTCGCCGGTGGTCATCTTGGTCGGGGAGGGTGGAGTCTCCTTGTCAGCCGTCAGTCCACCGAGTGTGCTCTTGCGCGCCATGTTAGTTGCCCTCTTGAGTGGAGCCATACTTCTGTTTGGTGGTGACCGACTGGATGCTCTCATCGTCAGCAGCGAGGCCGATAGTCTCGACTTCCTTGCGCTCGCGGATGCCTTCCTTGGGGCCGACATCACCCTTCGTGGAGTGATCCGCACCGCTGGAGGGCTTGCCATGGACCGCGAGGGACTGCTTGGCAATCTCCTTCGAGCGTTCCTTGATGTAGCCGTCACCGGTCGCGCCGAACATGTCGAAGCCGTAGTCCGAGGGGCAGATCACCACGTCACCGTCGTAGCCGTTGGAACCCATGGCCTCGGGTGTGGTGTTCTTCACGTTCACATCGCGGACGGAGGCGTGAGCGGCCTTCACTTGGCCGGGGATGTCGGAGATCAACTTGTCGATTTCACGCTTACTCATTGGAGACTCCAAGAGATCGTTGTACGAGCTCGCCAGGGAGCTTCGCTAGAATGTACCCACAGTGGCCGCAGCGCACAACTACCATGTTGGCTACGAGATACCGAGATGGAAGGATAGTGCGAACCCGTGTTTCGCACTTGACGCAGAACTGGGGGGTCAGTTCCAGCATCTCGGATGTCCACTTCATGGCTACTCCGTGGCTTCGTCCCCGCTCATTGCGCCGTACGCTCCATCACGCACCCGGAGATGTACCTTCTGGCCGATCTTCAGGTGGTTGGCATCGTCAATGTGGACGTGGGCGGTGGACTCGGGACGGTCATCAAACCCGAGTCCGCTGCCCTTCCCCGGCTTCGCTGGCTGCCCATGCTTGATCCGCACCCGGGCGACGCCAGGATGGTCCTGATGGAGCTCGATGCTGTGGATGGTCCCCGATGCCATCGCCGGGACTGCGCCCTGTTGGGGCATCCCCTGCTGGGCATGGGCCGTCTTCACGAGCTTCGAGAGATCTCCGGTCGTTGGTCCGCGCATTGTCTGCTCCCTGTGGACGTTCCCCTGCAAGATAGCTACCTACCCAAGCTCCCGCAACACATGGGATTGCGAGCCAGGCACTCTGCGAGACCGCGATGGCAATGACCGAGAGGGAAGCGATGAGTTCGTAGGTTGCGGAGTAGTTCGCTCGACCCAGACGTGTCGCGGCATCCTGCCACTTACACGCCAGCCAGTCGAGCAATGCCGTGGAAATGAAGAGTGCTGCCCAGATGAGTACCCGCATAGGACCCAAGGTACCATATAGCCCAGTAGGGGTGTCAATATCCCCTAGGGTAAGTCGATGGGACCCAAGATCTAACGGCGGTGCATGCTCACGAGGAAAAGGTACAGTGGGTGCGTGCTCACGAGGACTCTCCCGGTGCGCTTTTGATGTCATCATCTGATGATACATCGGGTCGGGATGGGACCCTAAAGCATGCTTCTGCATGGAGTTAGCTGCGGGGATGGGGACAACGGGAGGGAATGATCGGGGCGCAAGTTGCACGCCCCGACCACGTTACCGCTACAACCAACTTGCGATCTCCTGCGGGGTTGCGGCGGCTTTCTTTCCGCTCGGCCGTTCCGCCTTGCTCGCTTCGGCGTCCGCCTTGACGGCGAGGATGTACCCTCCGCGCCGAGGGGCGGCGAGAATGACACCGCCCGCATTGGTCTCCTTCGCGAACGTGCCAGCCTTGCACGCCTCCACGAAGTCTACCGGAGGCGCGATCAGCCCCGCCGTCACCGCAAGGGCATACTGCTTGCTGAGCGCCGGGCGACGAGCTTTCCCGGGTTCGGCGTAGGGTGAGTAGTTTTGATGCACCCAACTGAAGCGAGGCTGACGGCCCGCAAGCTCAAACTGGGCCGCCGTCGCGATCAGTTCGGGGTGAGTGGCGGTCACGTCGAGCCCGAGCAGGGCGCACGCGCCGTTGTGAACCTGCTTGCGTTGCGCGTCCGTCAAGCCCGCAAAGGCTTGCGGCTCGGACACATACGCCAGTGCCACCGCAGTATTGTGCGCGCAGTTGTTGCGGATAAGCCGCACAATCGCTTCGATGGGTTTCAACTTGGCCGTTGCCATAAGGTTAGCTCCGATCAGTGCCACCGTTTCGCGCCGATGGTCCGCGCCGAGCGGGACCGCGCCCGCTCCCGACACTCTAAGTTACCGCCTACCCGCAAGGGGCCGGATCGGCCAGCTTGCGCGTGCATCAGATGTGGATTTCTCTCAGCCTGGAAACATTGGGCTGTCTACTGCTGTGGGATATACGCAGCGTCACGGTCGTAGAACACGACTGCACCGAGCCCGCGATCCCAAGCGCCATACAGGAAGCCTGTGAAGAACGCTCTGAAATGGCGTGCCGCGTGCTCACCGTGCTTGGGATGAATGCCAGTGCTGTCTTGGTAGTAGCACTCTGGCTTGATCGTGCGAACATCTGGCAATGGTGAGTAACCCATTGCATCTAGCATCTTTACATCACGGGGATCAATCTCAGCGGGCATAGCTCCCTCCTGAGGGGTGGGGCGCGGCCCGGACCACGACCGCGACCCCCCAAGGTACGGGCTAGCCGCAAGGACATCTTAGGCGGAGTGACAAGTGCAGGGTTTCAGCTCGACCACAATGCCCATGGCATCAGCATCTAGGTCGTTGTACAACTGAGCGTGTTCTGCGGCAGCCGCAGCACTGTGAAATGGGCCATCGACGCTCACGTCCTGCAGCATTGGAACTGCAGGGGAGATATGCAGCACGGCGTAGATCATTGCCACCCCGCTTGTAAGGGCTGAATAGCACGACACTTAGGACACGGTGGACTGTGATGGCCACGATCCACCGCGTACTCGTAATGGCATGCGACACAAGCGGTTGTGCTGTAGGGGATCTTGTAACTGACGCCAGCACTCGCGCCACCAGCATGCTTGCGGGACTTACGAATACCCACAGGCAGCCGCTTTACGGCGCTAGAATGGGATGTCATCGACTAGCTCCTCTCGTGTCACGAACACATCACGGTCGAAGTCGTAGGAGACGCCAACATCGAGACGCTTCTTTCCTGCCACATCCATCACGATCTCCTCTGATTCATCACAAGCACAGCACTTCTTGCAGCGGTAGTTGTTGAGATTAGCCAGGCCCTTCTCAGCATCTCTGTGACAGGTTCTTGCACACGCGCTACAGAGCACCAGCAAACCTTTGCATCCTCCGCAGAAGGCGAGTGCATGCTTCACCCTCACAGGCTCTAGCATCTCTGTGTAGCGGTAGCCATCCTCGGTCATCTTCACGAAGCGAGCAGCGCCACACTCATGGCACAACGCATGGCCCTCGCCTTCCTCGGCCCAGCTGTGCACATGTTCAGCAGCCTTCAGCCCTACGAAGGCTGTGGGCAGTGGGAACTGGTTAGTGTGCTTAACCATGAGGCGTTCCTTGCTTTGTGCACAGCAGCACAGGCACTGTGTCCAGCTGCCCGCCTGCGGTGCGTACGGTGTCCGCTGCGGGTGCCCACTCCAAGCACGGAGAAGTCACCGTGATGCAGCCTGCGAGCAAGCCCAGCAGCAGGTAGAGCAATCCTCTGAGTAGTCGCATCTTAGCCTCCTACAGGGAGTTGCAACAGATGGCAGCGATAGACGAAGTACAGGACTGGATGCTTCTCCTCGTTCGGTGCGGGCTGCAGCAAGTAGTGCAACAGCTCATGCACAACGGTCACGCTATCGTTCAGCGTGAGTGGATCAAGGATGATCGTATCTGGAGCGATCCACAAGCCAATCATCGCGTGGAAGCGATCCTTGACGCGCAGATCATCGACGTACCAGTGCACTCGTGCCAAGTCGAAGCCAGGCTTTGGCTTGAGTTGACTGCAGGACTGCGCCGCCTCCCATGCTTGGGGAGCAATCGCAGGCATAGCAATCGGCAACGGTCGTTGTGACATAGCGATGAGCAACAGTACCCACAGTCCAAGCGCGATGACTTTCATAGAGCCTCCTCTGACCAGCCCGGGCTATCAGTCCTGGCCCAGCCCTTGGGCATTCACAACATTGCCGCCACTCGCACTAACTAAGTGTCCAGGCGCTGCATGTCGCTAGGTCAGCAGTAAGGGGTTTCAGGTAGTAGGAACATGTGATGCTGTATACTACCTGATGTGCTCACAACCTGACAGGCCGGTAACTCCCGATCCAAGGCTGTGTTGGAGCATACGTGTAACATGTGCACAAGTGGCTCAGCTTGCGTGCAACCCGCAGAGGCCGCTATCTCGTTGCAGCGAGTAGGCTTCACGGTGAGGAAGCGCCCTGATCTCGTACACCGTAGACATGGCCAGGACACAAGCCATGTTAGAGCAGACTGGGAGGGAAGACTAGCACGGACTGTCTAGTGATGTGCACCAGATCTGCACGGTCACCACAGAGCAAGGTCAGTTGCTCGTGCGTGGTAACACGCCAGAGGGTAAGGTGACCAGCATAGTGCTGTGTCGCTCGTCAGCGAGAGACGCTATTACGTCTCCCTTACCCGTTAAAGCTAGGCTGGGAGTCGCACCCAGCCCCTGCTACCTCAGGACACAATGGCCCGCCCGCCTACTGGCGCGTTGAGATGGCTCACATTGGACAGGCTCTCGCCTGCACCCTAGCTCTCCAGGGGCTAGCCCTGAATCTTGCCCAGGCTGACCAGCGCAGCCTGAGAGTTGTACTCACCGGCGCCGTACGCTCTGGCCGTCGGTGCTTCGGGGAAGATGGCCAAGAGTGCTTCCTTGGCGCTCTGTGCGTGCTGCCCGAAGTGTGAACTGCCGCCCTTGATCTCGCTGATCGAACGGCTGTTGGCTTCCCCCAGCAGCTTGCCAGCTGCGTAAGCCCGGGGGAATGCACGCCCACGCACGGTGGCCGTGCTGTTGGTCTTGTTGCTCTGATCGTCCGGACCCCGCACCAAGCCAAGCACGTCCCAGAGACGCTTCGTCTCCATCGGGTCGCCGTAGGTGAAGAACTCGTCCAGCGCTTGCAGAGCGCTCTTCGCGGTCGTTGCAAACATTACAACCTCCAGTTGGAGTGAATCAGTGGGACCACTGTACTGCAACCGCAAACTGGACCATGCGTTACTGCGCTTCGCAGTGTGCACACCGCTAACGCTCCCACCCTTTCCATGAGCTAGGAAAGCCAGGGGCTTTACGGAGAGCGTTCACCCGCCGTTTCCCTGCTGCAAGCCTTTCTCCTCACGCACAATCCAGTCAATGACGTGCTGGGCCTTGCGCATCTTACGGACGTGGTGGTCTACCCGCTGCAGCGAATAGAGAGTAGCAGCCGTATCAGGCCCAGCGTTAGTAGCAGCGACTGGCTTTGAACCAGTGTCTCTCGGTTGAGACCGAGTGTCCTAGCAGAGATAACTCCTCAAGCTACAGAGACTTATGATAGCCATGCTATCTAGTCTAGGGTATCGTGCGCCTGCAACTCCCCATCTTGCAACTAGACTCACAAGCTGTTAAAGCACTCGAAAGCACCACGGTGGGGACCTAACACACCCTCCCAGCTTGGACCTAGCCACTCAAGGGCGACATGAGCACATGGCTCCTCTGATTCCCTTGCGGGAAACCCGCTAGACGACGCTGCCGTACTGCCTACTTCCCGATTGCCTTCTTCAGCTTCTCGCGCAGCTTGCCCTTCGGGCTGTCCGCGCCGCTAACGATCCGACTCCGGAGATCCGCGTTGAGCCAGCCCTTAGCTTTGCGGGTCTCACTGATGCGGAACGTGCCCTTGCCTTCGATGAAGGCCACAGCGCTGATGGGGCAGAAGTCTCCGCCCGCATCCTCCCTGATCTTCTGTCTGGCCAGCTCGGCCACCTCACCGTTGACCACCGTGCCACCGATGCGAAGCTTTAGTGCCTCTGGCCGTATGGTCGCACGAAGCGTACCGCCTTGAACCGTCCACTTCAGGTACGCGGTGGTCTTGCTCAGCGCCTTCAGAAAAGATTGCAACGTCATGATTCCTCCCGGGTTGAACTGCATAGCCAAGCAAGGATTCGAACCTTGATCTCCCACCAGAGAGGCGGGGGTCCTCGGGAACAGTCCTGCATTTAAGTAGTGTGCCACCAGTTCCCCTATGCTATCATCAGCAATAGCATACCCTTAGACGACTCGGCCAAGATACAGTTGCCTCAGCAGGACTCGAACCTGCGACCTTCCATGTGTGACCGCGTGCAGTTGCTGTCCTCATGCAGGGCGGTATTGAATGGACGCTCTACCAACTGAGCTACGAGGCAGTGGTGGGCCGCAGCTTGCGCTGCTTTATACCGGTAACCGGAGCCCGTTACTGCTAGTAGCGGTCGCCGTTCAGCGGCGCCCCCACCTTGATCCCACCGACGGTGGCTTCCGCCCACGTCAGGTCGTTCGTGATCTTGCGGACCTGCTGCGCCCGGAGCGACACGGCGGTCAGCAGATCGCTGGCCGTCTTGAAGACCGTCGCTTGCTGTTCGTTCGTCACGAACTTGAACTTCCCGTTCGGCTGCACCTGCACGTACTTCTGCGTGCTGACCTGGTGGACCCGCCAGTTCGGGTGTGCGATGCGCCGTGCGGGCTTGGTGCACAGGACGTACATTGACTGTTCCTCTCTGCAGAGGTTCGCTGCGTTATGGTGGACACCTGAGCTAGGAACGCAGCCCTGCCCTAGCCATGTCTGGGTTGCTGTAGAGCACGCATGCGGTAAACAGGCCTAACATAAGTAGGCCCATCAGCAGCATCGCGAAGACCGCTGCGAGCAACGCAAAGCGCTTGTGTCGTGACACTCCTGCCCTCCCCTCTACTCCCAGCTTCCTGCCTCTCTAAGCTGAGCAGTAACGTCGTGTGGATCTGGTATGGCAGCAGGCGGTAAGGCGTGCCTGCTGGGTTCTGGGACCTTCTGATTGTCCAACGCCTCCTTGACCCGAATCTCGTACCACTGCACGAGTTCGTGGCTCTCCTTGCTGTGTGTCGTGCAGGGCGAGACATAGGGCAGCATGCAGCCCCGGGGATACTTCGGTGCCGCTTGATTGAGCGGGAGTCGTGAGTGCTTCCACACTCCGTTCTGACGTGCGGCGACGATGTTGTTGCTGCACTGGCTGCAGTGATGCACGCACACCGTCACCTCAAGTGCAGGAATCTCTTGATGGACAGTGCCCGTAAGAGCCTTGGGCTTGACTCGCACGCGACTGTGTGTGGCAAAGCTGCAGGTATCTGCATGCTGCCCATTGTTGACGGTGAGGTTGTAGTAGCACTCGCTGCAAAAGCCGTCACCTTCGGCCCTTGTCCCACGCTCACCACCCCAGTCTGGGCAGATGATGCTGTGTCCATCAGCGATCTTGCGGTGACAGTAGCCGCACAAGTCAGGCTTGTTCCAGATGCACTGCGGCTTGTGGTTGGGCAGCAGCTCAGCGCACGTCTCGCAGGTGCGCTGTGGTGTGGGTAGTGAACGAACATTCCCCTTGCCGCCCGGAACACCCACCGAGAATGCCCCATCGTTGGGACACTCCGCCTTGTGGACGTATGTGTTACGACAGGACGGGCAGGGCGAGTGAGCAACAGCGGCCTTCTCGCACTCCGTGCACGATGCAGCGATAGGCTTTCCGTGCAGACAAACGCGCACCTTGCCGGTAGCGGCCCGGCTGGGGCGCTTGTGGCACCACAGCTTGTGTTCCTCGACGGGCGCAAGCTCCGCCGCGCCGCAGTAGCACAGAACGTCGTCCCTGTTCTGGTAACTGTCGGCCATCGGTGTGGCTGCTGGCAGCAGCAACAGCTGGTGTTCCTTGTCCGCTGCCAGCTCCGGAGGGTAAATCTTATCGAGCATCCGCACCGCTTGCCACCGCTGGATCTTGGCCTTCTCCACGAACTTCCGCACCTTGGCGGCCAGCTTCTTGCGCTTCTTGCCGCTGATGGTGGCCAAGTCGATCTTGTCTACCTCCTTGATCAGCTCCTCCACATCGGAGACGAACATGCTGCCGACATGGTAGTAGCTGACGCCGCCGTACTGCGTCACCGGCGCGTAGGTCCGTGCACGGAACTTGAACTGTTCCAGCTTGTCCAGCTTGAGCAGCTTCTTGAGTACGGTGCGCGTGTGCATCCAGGCGCCGAGCAGCAGCATCTCCCCATCGCTGTGCTCGTGCCAGAAGCCCGCCGAGAGGTTCACGCCGCACAGCAGGATCTCGCCGCAGATGTGGCGGATGTCTGTGCTGCTGCCCTCGAACTCCCGCCACGGCTTGTTCTCGAAGTCGAACTTGCTGAGCGTGGACGTGATGAACGCCTTGAACTTGTCCGTGCCGACATCGTAGAACACTGCTTGCCGGTCACCACGCCGGTCTACCTGGACCGCGAACTGGTGCTTCTCCAGCTCCTTCTTGATGTCCTGCACCGCTGCACGGGCGCCCACCAGTCCACGCTCTTCACCGGTGGTGACGAGCAGGGAGTGAGAGCCATCCCACAGATCGTACATCAACGCACACCCAGCACGGTCATCAGCGCCGAGTGGGCCACTGGCGACAGCACCCTTGCCCCACCCACCGCCGGACTGCCCACCGATGCGGCAGCACACATCGCCGATCCAGAGCAGATCGTTGATGGGCTTGTCTTCGTGTACCGTGTCAGCATGGGCCACGCACAACACACGGTCAGGCCGCTTGCCGGGGATGTAGACCCACTTGAAGCCCGGCTCTTTGTTCCGGATCGCTCCTGGCAGCTTGAGGAACTTCGCCACCACCTCATCTTCGGTGGGACGCAGGAAGTTCTCCAACAGCCGCTGCTGTTCTGTCAGCTTGATCATACGAACATCCCCCCAGCGAGAACCGCTGCTTTGTTGTCCACCTCAGGATAGGGCCAGACCTTCGGCAGCTCCAGCTCAGGGAGCGGACGCCCCGGGCCAGCGCCATTGCGTGTGTAGAGCCCCAGCTTGTCAGCGTAGTTGAGCACCTCACGGAGATAGTGCTCGGTGTACTTGGTGCGGAAGGCTGTCTTGCCCGCGAGATAGGTGCAATCCGCGTTCGTGTAGAACGCTTGATTCTGGTGATCGCGGATGCTGATGACATGCCCACCGAAGGCTTCTGGAGCTGGCACGTTCAAGCCTGCTTCAACCGCTGCGAGCACCGCTGGATAGACCAGCTCCTTCGTGAGCCCGTAGAAGTTGCTCACCACGCAGCCTCTGCGGGGAATCCCGATGCCCCAGCCCCGACCTTGGGGCTTCCCAGCTTCCTGCGCCTGCTTGAGCTTCTTTCCCCCCTCATCTGCGGCGGTGCCCCGATACGTCAGCATCACGAAGGAGTCGGGTAAGTCAGCCGCTAGGAACAGCTTGGAGCTGTCATGCAGTCCGGCATTACGGTAGCAGGACCCAGCGTCGATCCCCTCGTAATGGCCGAGACTCAGGAAGGCAGAGGGTCTGGCAGTGAGGGTGACGGCGACGGGCACTTGCTGCCCCACCCACACCGACTCGCCCAGCTGGACGAACAGCTTCTCGTACACCTCGCTGATGTCCGGCCACTGCTTCGTGATCCCTGCATCCTCCAGGGCCTCCATGATGAGTGGAGCGATCCGCTGGCCCACCCGTGCTTTGATCTTGATGTACTTCCGCACCTCACGACCGCTGCGTGTCTCACGCTCCACGTACTGGCCAGCGGTGACGTAGACACCCTTGCTGGGCAGCTTGTAGCCGTCGTAGTTCTCTTGGATGGTCTTGGCGCACAAAGCGTTCTGTGCCTGTGCAACCGCTCCCACACCATCTGCACCGATGTGCATGTCCACGATGAACTGACGTGGACCATACGCTGCGAAGCCACCGGCTTCATATCCGTTCTTGCAGAGCACCGTATTGATCGCCGCGACGAACTTATCGTACACGGTCTTGGCAGCCCGCTTCGCTGCGGTAGGATCTTCGATGAGCGTGACGGGACCCTGATGCTCCCATCCTTCCCACATCTCCAAGAGCTGCCGATGCATGTGGGCGCACCGTTGCACGAACGTCTTGACGGGCATCCGAGGCGGTGTCTTCAAGCCTGGATACTTCGTCAGGAACGTCTCGCAGCGCTTGATCTCCTCTGCGACCAGCTGTTCCATGAGCGGTGGCATCTCAGCCTCCCCGTTGCCCAGGTGGATTTACAGGCCACTGCAGCCCCTGTGGAGCAATGGCAGCCATGAACTGCCCCAACTGCTGCGGCAGAATCTGCTGTTCCAGCACGGCGGCCATAGCACCTTCTAGCCAAGGATGCACCTTTCTCACCGGCCTAGCTTCCTCCGTGTGATTCATCATCTCGATTTGCATCCACACTTCTGCGGTCTTCAGCGGTTCTACGGTGATGGTGATGACGTTGGCTCCATCCCGTTCGATGTACATGTCGGCACCGCACGAGCAGCCGTATTCATACGGCTCTCGCCTGCCAGTGCGGACATCCCAGCCACCCCCTTGCCGCTTCCACTCATGCTGATGCGGTGGAGGCGCTGCAGGCGGTAGTGGAGCGGTATCCGGATACTTGAGCATGATTCCTCCCCGTGCTGCGCTCCAACCCCTTCACGCAGCACACTAACGTGGCCGTCCAACTTCGGAGTATTGCAGGGGTCCCACGCTAGATGTAGAGCCCCATGAGCTTGCGACAGTGAATCCCCAGCTGTTCCAGCGCCTTGCCATCTTGGCCGTAGCGCGCCCGATCCAGCAGCGCCTGCAGATTCCTGATGTACAGCGTCTTCGCTTTCTTCGGACTCTCGGCAGCGATGATCTCCTCAGGGAAGTCCATCAGCTGCACAGCGTACATCTTGCCTCCGCTCTTCATAGCGCCACCGTTCTGAGCAGGGCATTGAGCCGTGCCACCTCCATACGGAGCTCGAAAGCGTCCATGCCTGGTCCTCGCTCTGCAGCACCGTCACGGTAGTCTCGCACGGCTTGACGACGGATGTCATCATAGTCACCCATCGTCACAAGCCGTATGACGAAGGCGCTGATGACGAGAGCGACTAAAATGAGCACGATGCAGACGAGCCGCCGCTCACCAGGCAGCCAGACGTAGAATCCCCCATTGGGTGTGGGGTGGATGTGCATGCTGAAGATGGCTATCACAGTGGCGATACCAAGAATCACTGTGAGCGCTCCCCAGATGCACCAGGCCAGCTTCTCATTCTCTCTCATCGTTCCTCCCTTGGATCGTCCTCCGGCATGGGCGTGAATCGTTCGCTGCCACAGTGCGGGCAGCATGGCAGCACGAGTGGGAATGGTGATGCGAGATCGTCTTCCCAGTCATCTAGCTCACCCGGCTGATCGAAGATTTCGTGGCACTCTTTGCACTGATACATGCGGCCTCCGGGGTCGCGCCGTGAGCCCAAAGGTACCCGGTACCCGCAACCCCCCCCGCCGTGCTGCGCGCAGAGCACCCCACAGTGTGCCCAGGATGCCCTAGGAACGATGATCCCCCATAGCATCGAGGCCAGATACCGTGACTCGGCATCCGGCCTCATGCTTGGAAAAGGAAAGCTGGTTAGTTCGCGAAGCGGGCGCTGCGGGACTTGGCAGAGACCTGGGCGCTGACCATGAGCTTCTGGGCCAGCTCTAGGGCTTGCTCGGGGGTGAGGACGTACGCCGCGCCATCGTTGTCGTCATCCGTGTTGGCGTGGATGATCACTTGATCGTCAGCGATCTCGATGTGCAGGTTCGACTGGAACATGGCTGCTCCCTTCCAAGTACTGCTGGATGACATGTGGCCCAGCGACGAAGGAGCCGAGCAAGTACTGCTCCAGCTCCACGGTCGTGCCACGGGGGTGACGCTGGCGCCAGTGCGTGGCCAGCTTGTCCACCTGTTCGCCTGTAGCATACAACAAGAGGGTCTGTGAATGCAAGAGCAAGGGGATCTCGGGCTGGGCCTCGCAGGTCCGCGTCTTCGTGAAGCTGAGCATGAGCCGGTTCCCCGCCACGCGCTGGAGATGGAGGCCTGTGTCCGCATCGTCCAGCCACGCTCCGCTGCCTCGGAAGAGCTCATCAGGATCTAGTTGCTCCTGGTCCACCACCGTCTTCTTGTCATGATGGATGAAGAAGTGAGTAGCCGTCGGGAACATCTCCTGGGACTTCCCGTAGATGAAGCTGGCCGCATCGTCATCGTTCGTGCCGAGCCGCTGGATCTTCCGCAGCGTGTCCCAGAAGATGATGGAGGGCCGGAGATGGGCGATCTCACACATGACCGGATCACTCATGGTCACTTGGGCCAGATCGAAGAACCGTGGAAAGAAGAAGTGGACATCCTTCAGTCGATAGAGCTCCTGGATCTGTCGGATGCGACGCTGCTGGATGTGGGCCGACATGTCCGCTTGGACATACACGATAGGCCCATAGGGATGTGTAGGATACTTCCCAAAGAGAGCACCATGCTCACTCAGGCAGGCGATCAGCGTCAGGGCCAACTGGCTCTTACCGATGTTCCGCTTGCCATGAAAGAAGCAGATGCCCTCTCGGGGAAGAAAGGGCTCGATCAGGAACGCCTGGGGGAAGACGTGATCCCGCAGGGCCTCAGCTGTCCAGAGGTGCTGCCCGCTCATCCCGCCCCACTTGGATACCCACCTTCTGGAACGCGGCTTCGAGCTTCTCGAACACCTTCTTGGGGTCCATCCCAACCTGGGCGTGAATCGCGGCGGTCACGGTAGCGAACTTCTTCTTGAGATCGTGGGCGTCGTCGAGCGTGAGTTTGACCATGGCGTGATCGGCCATCTCTAGCAGGGTTTCCATGAAGAACAGACGCTGCTGGGCATCGGTGGGGTCGTCCATCCACACCTCGGGATGGAACGCCATCAAGGCCGCACCCACCACTTGGGCCACGGCACAGTACTGAGGGAAGTTGAGATCGGTCAGGGACACGTTGACCTTGGATGTGTCATACTTCCGGTCATCCAACTCATCCAGGTCTTCATCGCCTGGATCGTTGTCTCGGATCACCATCGGCTCCTGATCGAGTGCGGGTCCCTGCGGCTGTGAGCAGAGTGGACAGTCGAGCGACTCTGATGCGAGCCACGAGGTGCCGCAGGTGGGACACGCTTGTTCATCCTTCGGCTTGTGAGACATACTGCCTCCTGTTAGAAGTTCCATTTGTGACGGAGATACGTTTCTACTGCTGCTCGCTGGGCATCGGGAATGACACTGTTGTAAACAAGCAGTTCAGCTAGACTTCCCACAAACCCGCCTGGCTGACTTCCATTTCCTCGACCGCCAACGAATGTCGGGTTCGCTGCAAGAACACTTGGCACTCCAGTGAACTGCGCTGTAATACGGTGCATGTTTCTGAGAATCTGGTTCTTGTAAAGCCACGGGATAGCTCTAGTGTTATCCAGCTGCACAAGCTGTTGTCCGCTGTACGCCCACGACCATAGCGCCCATTCTCCGACGATATTGATACTTGTGCCATCGTTATACTGGTAAACATCAGTAGACAATCCTACGCCGCTTTGCCGGAGAATGACGATATTGACTGCGTTGGAAATGGTGAAGAGATCCTGATACTGAAAGATCCCTCCATTGTTGTTGCTCAAGGCAGTCGTGAGCAGCGTGTCGGTGTTGATCGACCCTGCCAGTCGTGTCAGGCTGATAATCGAGTAAGGATTCGTGAAACCGAGCTTGACGAGCCAGGATTTCGCTGATTGGAGACATTGCGTCCCACTGAAAGCGACCACTGGGAGACCGTTCTGCCCCGGAACTGTCAGGGTGGGATTCCCGCCACCCGATCCCGAGGGGCCAAGATCGTTCCCGTTGCCACTTTTGTCTACCCATGCTGTCACACTCGATCCATTCGTGCCGCTCAAGCTCGTGGCGTCATACCACACGAGCAAGTTATTGTCGGGCATAGGGTTGAACGCGCCGGGAGGGTCCATAGGAATGAACACCGCCGTGTTATCCGGCGTAGTCGTCTTGTCCAGATCCTTGGGTGCGTCGAATGAGCCTGTACGATAGCCTGGCATTACATCCCCTTGTGCTCGAACTTGGCCATGTGACCCCAGTTGTGACCCCGCTTCCACTCGACTGGAATGTAGAGCTCTCGACCGTGGATGGCAAAGCGGCGTTCGAGGAACGGGCTGACCGTGCGGACGAGGGTCGGAATGGCCTCTGGCGGGCTCTGGAACAAGAGTTCGTCGTGGATCTGGAGGAGCATATCGACTGGCTGGGTCTTGAGGGCGGTATGGACCCGGGGCAAGGCGTGGTTCATGAGCCACGCAATCGTGCTCTGGGGATAGAAGCTGAGACCCTCCTTGAGACGTTCATCAGGATCAGGGTTGTGGAACGTCCGACGGTAGCCGAAGCAGTTCCAGAGTACCCCATTCTGCTTCTCCAGCTCTCGACGGGTGGTATCCCACCAGAGCTCCAAGGGATGGAGCTGCAAGAGCTTGTGGTGCAGGACCGTGACCTGATCCTCGGTGAAGTACATCCCTGTCGTATCCGCTTCCTTGTTCAGGTTGAGGGTGATCGTCCGTACCTTGGCGGCGTACTGACTGGCATAGCGGATGGTCTTGGCGATGTCCCGCTGGAGTGGCGTGATCTCCGTCTCGAACATGAACTTGGCTAGCTCGACATGCGTATCAATGCCAGCTTCGAGCTTCTCTAGGTACTTCCAGTCCTTGGAATAGGCAGCGCAGCAGAACGCTTCAGCTCCCACGAAGTCGCAGGCCACCAGCTCCATGCCCTCATCAGCAATGAAGATGTCCCGCACCTTGTACTCGGGGTCCAGCTTCGCCACCTTCTTCTCCATGTTCTGGAGGTTGGTGGACTCGAACAAAAGACTGTCACTGCTGGACATACGGAAGCTGGCCGTGTCCGGGGAGAGCACGGTACGGATACGGCCATCCTTGCCCGGGCTAAGGCGTTTGTACGTCCCCGCGACCTTGCGGTCCCGGACTCCCTTGAGCATCGGGACTACTACTGACTCCGCCACTGCTCGGCGTTCGTTGATCGACTTGATCGAGAACCGGCTGGACATCCTTCACCCCTTCGTCCTTGATGTCGAGTACCTGTTTGTGCATGTACTGCACGAAGCACATCGGGCAGCTCTTGAGCCAGATGGTGTTGCCAAGGGCATCCTTGAACTCTAGGAAGTACCACTCTTTCTTCGTGGTGTACCAGATGTGTCCCTTGGGACACTTGAGCTTACGGGCTTCGCTCATGAGGCTCTGTCCGAGAAGCAGCGCACCCAGCAAGCGTATTTGCTGTCGTAATCATCATCCACCGCAATCGGAAACAGCTCGCCCTTCTTCACGTCTCTCTTCTTGTCGTCTTGAAGAGCCTGAAAATAGTCCACTCGGGTGTACTTCCACACGACCCCTTCGTTGTCCAGCGCGAACAGTCCAGATGGGCCAACGCTGATCTGGATAAATCTTGATGTCCCGGCAGGATCTCTTGGAATGATTTTCATATTATTGCCCTCTCGCCCACCGCAGCACCTTCTTCAATGCGGTAGCGTCAGTGGTGATCTTGTTATTCCAGATGTTCTTGGGGGCCCCAATGGCCTCGTACAAGAAGGTCTTCATCTGCGCAGGAGAGTATGGATTGAAGTGGTACGCCGTGAGCTTGCCCGTACCGCTACAACGTACACAAGGATGGAGCGTCGCTCCGATCTTCTTCCCGGGCTTCTTAGCGTAACCTGCGCAGCGCCAACACGCTTGGCGGCTGACTGTCCCGCCCCCGCAGCAATCACAGCGCTTCTGCCGAGCAAACGCTGCCACTCCTTCGCGTTGAATGTAGCGAAGGCCTTCACCTGCGCTGATCTCTTTCGCAGCTTCTGCGCGGGCTTGTAGGGTAGATAGACGATGGTGCTGGAGCTCGACATTGATCCGTACCCCTTTCAGTTGCATCTCTACCGTTGCGGGGTAGAGAGATGTGGCGAGTTCGTACTGGGCTTGGCAGCCTGCGGCCTCCATCTCGGGGAGCATACAGGCAGCCAGCCAGCGCGTGACGTAGGCATCGTTCCCGTTCAAGATGAACATCTTCTCGTTGTGCTGGGGATCATCCGGGAGTGGATAGTCCTTCCACCAGGGCAAGTTGAAGTAGAGGGAGGCGAGGAACGCGAGGCCCTTGCGGCTCATACGGCTGGGCGTAATCGCTTTATCTTCTTCGTCCGTGTCACCAGATCCCGCAAGGTCAGGCTCCAGAGCCCACCACATTTGTTGTGTGTCGTGATGATAGTGACGTACACGGAGATCATAGAAGAGTCGCATCGCTGGCACGTCGAACCCAGGTCCGTTGTGTCCAACTTTCGGCACGTCGGACAGAAGAATCTGCTTCCCGTATAGGTCAAAGTAGTGTCCCCACATCGCTACATACGGTTGCATGTCGTCTCCGCAGAAGCCGCTGCAGAGCAGTGCGGTCATGTCCCACTTCGTCTCAATGTCCCACGCCACCAATCGAGAGTGAAGAATCTTCTCCACTTGGGCTTGGGTCTGGAGACGGAGGGGTACCGGGAACGCATCACGGGGTAGATCACCAGCAAGCCAGCGTCTACCTCGACGGAGATCCATTCCCAGTAGATAGCGCCCTGGCGTAGGCTTGCGGAGCACTCCAGCGGGATGGAGGGTGGTGAGCACCAGACCGTCCGGTGTGTCCCAGAAGTAACCACGACGGTCTTCGATACCTTTGGCTCCAAGGATACCCCGCCCGGCAGTCGGCCATCGAGTACCGAGACAGGCGTATGATGCCTCGTTGCCGAGCGTGATAGTAAGGCTAGGCCGGAGTCTTCGACGGAGCTGTTGAAGCTGCTCAACTCCTTCAAGTACTCTTCCGGGCTCGTGAGCTTTGAAGTCGTTGGCCGGGGGACGCCAGCCACAGACGTTGGCGATGTTGACATCTTGGCGTCGGAGTCCGACGCTTCCGAGGACGGTGTCGAGGAGTTCCCCGGCTCGTCCAATGAACGGTCGTCCTTCACGTTCTTCATCCTCCCCAGGATCACGTCCAATCAACAGGATGTGTCCCGGCTCTGGGTGGTTGATCTCTGGCGGTACGAACATTATGGCCGAAGGATGCGGCTCTCAGGCTGCTTCGCTGCCATGAGCATGCCTTGCACCGCGCTCGTCAAGATACCGACGGCGGCATAGAGGTTCGCGACGTTGGACTGGATACTGATCTGGCCATCCGGCTCCAGCGTCACCATGATCTGTGCCTTGGGTGGCGCGACCGGCCGCATGGGCGGCGGGGCGTCGAGGTTGATGACATCAGTCATGAGCTGGCTCCGTCGGCTTGGGGGACGGCTTCGATGCTTCCCGGGCTTCCTGGAAGATCTCCGCCAAGGACTTGTTCAGGTGCTGCATGATCTGGAGCGCTCCCTCCGGGTCCATCACGGGGATCGTTCCCGTAAACTCCCGGAGCAGGATCGTCCGCTCCGTGTGCTTCTTCGACGGCGCGTGCCGCCGTAGCTGGATCTTGAGAGAGACCAACCACATAGTTCACATCCATGAGGAAGTTGTCGAGAGCGGCACCCATGGAGGCGTAGCCGTCCGCCTTCCCGATCACGGTGTCGGCACGGTTGCCGAGGGCCGCGTCGCGAATGAAGCGGATGATGGGCTTGAGCAGGGGCTCGATGAGAAGCAGACAGTTCCGACAGGGACGGCCCTTGGACTCCGTGTGATCGCACAGGAAGCCTGCGCAGCCACGCCAGAACTGATTCCCCAAGTGCTCTTCGTCTGCAGCGGAACCGATACGTTGGTACTTGAGTGACGACATCCGTTGATGCTTCACAACTCTTGCCTCACAAGAGGGTCTGGGAAGGGTGGCAGACTGGTGGAGGCAGGCGGAGCGGGGGGCTTGCCTACCGTGCGTGTTGTATCTGCCCTTTCGCACAGTACAACCAGCGGGGCCGACTTCCCATCAGACGACGTACCGCCTTACGCGGTGTACTGTGAGTTGGAGAGGTAGGAGTCGGACCCACATTCGACGGTTCAAGGCCGTCTGTCCTGCCATTGGACGACTCTCCAGTACAGCGAGTCTAGGTGTCGATCCCAGGACGGCAAGTTTTGGAGACTCGCCTGTACGCCGGTACACTCGCTACATGCAGCAACTAGGAATCGAACCTAGTCTCTCACCCATGTCAAGGGTGCGCGTTCCCATCTCGCTCTTGCTGCTCAGTAATCGACGATCAACTTGCCCTTCAAGTGATCGAGCTCGTGGAGCAGGACTCTCGCCATCAGTCCTGTGGCGTGGATCTGTTCCCAGAGACCGTCCACGCTGCGGTAGTCCACGATCACTTCCAGCGACCGCTTCACCGGCTTCGTGATCCCAGGGAGGGAGAGACAGCCTTCCTCCTGTTTGTTCCGGTTGATCGACTGGGCCCGGAGATGCGGGTTGATCAACGCCAGCTTCTGGTTCTCGATGTTCACCACGATCACTTGCACCGGCTCGCCCACCTGGATCGCGGAGAGTCCTACGCCGATCCCTTCTACTGTCTCGAACATGTCGTCGATCAATGTCCGAACCCCGTCGTCGATCTCCTTGAGCGGAAGAGACTTCCGACGGAGTGCCTTCATATCGAACTCTACGATGGTGCGCTTCATAGTGGAGGCATGGGGATTCGAACCCCAGTCGCTAGTTTGCGGGACTAGCATAATGCCCAGACTATACGATACCCCCAAGATGTGTGTTCCGTAGCCGCGATTCTGTTTTATCCCGTCATCTGTCTAAGCCCCAACCCGGGGTTCTCTAGGGTCAAGCGATCCCCTGTTTGGGTTGCAGCATTGCCGTGGTGCGAACCGCTACCCGCACTGCTTGGCGTCCCACGTCCCCATTGCTGTCGCGAACTTCCTCAGGTCTCTCGACCCGCGACGGGTCGAACACACAGTTGGGGGAGCAGGGGTCGAACCTGCACTCTCCGGGTTCAGAGCCCGGCGTGTTGCCAGTTACACCATCCCTCAGTCTGGCTACCGGGAGTCGAACCCGGACTAAGAGGATCGGAGCCTCTCGTGATGTCCGTTTCACTATAGCCAAGTCCGGCTGGTGGGAGTCGAACCCACACTGAAAGGTTCGTAGCCTTTCCGTCTCTCCGTTAGCTTACAGCCGAGTTGGACTCCACGGAATCGAACCGCAGCCTGCTGCTTTTCAGGCAGCCGTGCGCACCAGCTACACCAGAATCCAGACCGCTCGGAGGGACTCGAACCCTCATTGCTCCGGTAGAAACGGAGTCGCTGTCCATCAGCACGAGCAGATTAGTGACGCTCTCGCCACCAACAGCTGGTGGGGCGTCCGATCACTGCTTCCCCGTATACCTTCCGTGTGACGAAGCACACCATCACGGGGCTTCCTACTGCTTGCAACCAATACGCTTCGGTCCCGGTTCCATCATAGCTCCGTGGCCAGTAGGCACGTACAGGGCAGCTGGGGCTCGACACGTCTGGACAGTAGCCCATGTCCTTCACTGTCAGGCCCTGTGTCATCAGGAGAGCTGCGAGCCAGGTCCACATACGCGACTGGAGGGATTCGAACCCTCGCTCTTCTCCGTGACAGGGAGATGGCTTGGACCGCTAGCCGACAATCGCATTGAGATAGTTTACTGTCATATCTCAGGACTATGTTCTCTTCACTACTCCACAACGACACAACCAGTACCGACTTGCACCCCACGGATAAATAATCCGTGTCCACCAATGTTTGTGTTTCATAGCGGAAGGTCAGAGACTCGAACTCTGGAACCCGTTAGGGCCAGCGGTTTTCGGGACCGTTTCCTCGACCGGCCGGACACCTTCCATTTATTGCGGCTGTGCGCTCGCTCCACCATGATCTTCAGGAGCATCTGACAACTCTCGCCATCTACGCACAGCTTCATCTGTTGTCATACGGAGCGTCCAGGATTCGAACCTGGGTGGGGCCTCTGTGAGACTCCTCTGCGTTAGCACCGCAGCGCATTCAACCGCTCTGCCAACGCTCCAAGTCGTGGACCTAGGGTTCGAACCTAGCATGCCGAAGCGTCTGGTTTACAGCCAGGTGGGACACCGTAGTCCCTTGTCCACGAAGAGCCAAGTGCGTGACTCGAACACGCGCTCCCGGTTTACGAAACCGGCGGTCTACCTGTTAACCTAACGAGGCGTAAGCTTCTCGAACTTCTTCAGCACATCCTTGAGCTTCTTCAGCCGGACTCCCTCTGCCACCTGCACGGAGAGTCCATTTCGAAGCGCGTTGCCATAGGCCACGCTGGTCTCTAGCACCAGCTCTCGGATCTGCTGCATCGTCAACTCCATAACTGGGACCGGAGGATTCGAACCTCCATCTCAGCGGGTAACAGCCGCGTGACTTGCCATTCGCCCAGATCCCAATGCAGTCAGGAGGATTCGAACCTCCACTTGTACCACCTTCTCAGGATGGCCCGTATACCGTTCCGGCATGACTGCGAGTCGTCGGTCGAGGATTCGAACCCCGTGTCCCCGGTTTATCAGACCGGTACTCCTACCATTCGAGCTGCCCGACGAAGTTGGCCGCGTGGGCAATGATCCCACAACCTATCGGTTAAGAGCCGATTGCTCTGCCAGTTGAGCTAGCGACCAGTGCACCTGGGAGGAGTTGAACCTCCATGACCTTGCGGTCACTGGTTTCTGAGACCAGTCTGTCTGCCAGTTCCAGCACAGATGCATGATCGGTGGGCCGCTAAGCCCTACTCCCTGCCGATCCAGGTAGACGGTAATGAGCCGTCGGGCCCGAGAGCTAAGAGCAGGAATCGAACCTGCGCTAGCTGCTTACCAAGCAGCTGGTCTACCACTAACCTATCGAAGCAAGAGCCAGAGGACGGAGTTGAACCGTCACGATCCGCATTACAAGTGCGGCTTGGCATCCCGATAGCCGCTCTGACGTGAAGCCCACCGATCCGCAGACCAGGGGCTAGTCTCTTCTATGTACAGTGCTGCTCGAAGGACTCGAACCTTCAGTCAGCTGGGTTTGAGCCAGCCCCGTCTACCGTTGCGGCAGAGCAGCAATGCTACTACTTCTTCCCAGCGTGCTTGAAGTACTCGACCTGCCGTTCCCGCTTCACTGCGGCGGCCTTGCTCCCAGGCTTCGAGAGGGGCTTGCCGGTCTTCTTGCTCTTCAGAACGAACTTCCCGCCGGTCTTCACGATGGTCATACATTCCCCTTGCACAGGTGAGTCAGGAGCAGGGGATTCGCACCCCTGTCTGGACCTTGAGAGGGTCCTGTCCTAGGCTCCTAGACGAGCCCCTGATGGCAGAGGAGGGAGTCGAACCCTCGGATTCCAGTTTATGAGACTGGCGCAGGAGCCGTGCCTGCTCCTCTGCTCTAGTTGGCCGACTGGGACTCGAACCCAGACCTTACCGCTTAAAAGGCGGATGTGCTGCGTTCACACTATCGACCAGTTGGAAATCAGGGGATCGAACCCTGGGCCTCTCGGATGTGAGCCGAGCGCTCTACCGCTGAGCTAATCTCCAGAGCATCTGGCGGGTGCTGCCCCCGCTGCTTCCACCTTGGCAAGGTGGCAGTCTGCTGTTGACTTACAGATGCAGTACCCGCGTTTAATGAGGTAGCGGGGATCTCAGGACGAGAACCAGGGGCACCATCGCGAAGCTGTTTACCGTGAGTCGCGATCTCACTCAAGCACCAGGCGGGAATCGGACCCGCGTGTCAAGTTTGGAAGACTTGCGCGCAGCCACTACGCCACTGATGCACATGGGAGAGGAGGGTTCCGACCCCTCTTCTGGAGTTTGAAGGACTCCTGTCCTAGCCAGTAGACGAATCTCCCGGGGTGCTGTACGGGGTACGATCCCGTTCCTGAGCCTTCACAGGGCTCAATGCTTCCATTACACCACCAGCACAGACAGTAGGGTGGGGATCGAACCCACGTTGCTGGGTTTGCAGTCCAGCGCCTGAACCACTCGGCTACCTACTGAAGTCAGTGATGCAGGAGTCGCACCTGCCTGATCGTGCTCCCAAAGCACGCGCCTGTCTGCTAGGCTAATCACTGAAGGTGACCACTTCATTCGTAGGCTGGTCACCCACCCACGCCAGTTCGTTTCGGACGACTGGCTATCCGATAGAGGAGGAGGAGAGGAGGCGTTGCCGCCCGCTTCTGCCGGTGAGTTACCCCATCCAGCATGTTGTATATCTGCCCGGGGCAGAGTCTCCGTGTCGAGTCGGGGCTGCTGGAATCGAACCAGCCTGATGCCTCGCTTCCGAAGCGAGTGGCCCGAGCCTTGAGCCCGAACCCCGAGGTGATGGACCCATAATATCTATGGGTCCACCAGTTGTCAAGGCCTACCGAGTCCGCAGGGAAGGCCCTGCTTCCTCGACTTCTGCCGGGCTCGGAGCCACCTCGACTCCGTTCACGCCCTTGAACGCGATGACGTTGGCCACCGTCTCCTTCTTGGCCGAGCCGTCAGGGTTCTTGCGCGTCTTGGAGTCGTAGCTCCGCTGCTCGACCGTGAACAGGACTTCCCGGTTCGTGAACACCCCACCCGAGAGGGCGGTGATGAACTCGTCCAGGTCCACGTCCACGTTGCCCGTGGCGTCGAACGACGCGGCGCCCAGGGCCAGACCGAGCTGCGAGAACAGCGTGGCCGACTGCCGGATGCCGTAGGGGATAGAGTCATCCCACTCCGTCACATCCACGATGGAGATCGGCGTCTGTCCTGGCTTCGGGGGACGGACGATGTCGAGCCGCTGCATGAGCGGACGGGCACCGACCTGTGGCCCCTCAACCGGGGTGATCTCCTTGAAGGTCAGCGTCAGCCGAGCGCTGTCCTTCTTGTCCGGCGCGTTCTTCGTGTCCGAGGCGTACCACTCCTGCTTGGCCTCGATCAGCTTCCCCACGAATGTACCCTCGGGGAATGGAGGAGACTTCCCTTCTGCGACGTGCGATGGGATCTTCATGTTGCCTCACTGAGAGTTAGAAGTGATCACTTCTTCGCTGCCTGCGACTGCCGAATGAGCCCCAGAAGCGCCTTGAAGTCATTCGGGATGAACTGCATGGGCGGCAGCGGCCCAGACAGCTTCGTGTGCCGTTCGTTATCGGGTCGGACCTGGAGCATGTACTGGACATCGAAGCTCTTGGCCGTAGCCGAGAGTCCCATGTTCGCCTTGATCTGCATGTCCGTGTAGACCACGGTCGGGAACTGGGCCCCGAGCTTCCGACGGTACGAGCCACGGATCATCGGGAGCACATCCCCTTCGTACTCGACACCCTTGGCGGCATGGTCGGCGCTCTCCTTCTTCACGCCACCGTCCGAGGTGTCGTCCTTCGGCGCCTGGATGTGCCAGGTCACGGCCACATGCTTCCGCTTCTTGGCGACCTGGGTCAAGGAGATCAGATCCTTGATGCCTTCATCGAGCAGATTAGCCAGAGTCTCATACGGTAGCCAACGAGACTTGCCATCCATGTCGGCGGGTGTGCCCACGCCATGGGGAGCGAGCGCCGCGTGCCACGCCATTTCAGCGAGCTCAGTTCCTGAATCAAGAATGACGGCTTCAAACTGTTCGTCTTCCTCTCTGAGCCAGCGGACCAGCTTCCGGAACTCGGGAAAGCCATTGGCCACGAAGGTCTTGAGTGACGGTGCCCAGTCCTTGTCTTCGATCAGGACATTGGGAATGGTGAGCTGCTTGTACTTCCAGCTCTCGATCTCCTTCGCCAGCGTGGCGATCAGGAGCGTCTTCTCTGGGCCCACGTACTCGGCCATGGAGCCGCAGAGAGTACTCTTGCCGGTGCCCTGCGGACCTTCGATGACGTACGCCACGTACTCTGAGGCGGCCGCCTTGCGAATGTCTGGGGTGTACTTCGTGACGAGTGTCATAGGTCCAAGAAGCTCCGATCCACGGTGGTGTAGGCTGTGTGCATAGTGGCCTCACGAATGATCGGCGTCTGCGCACAGAGTTCGGCGAAGGTGCAGCCCCCGCACATCTTGCCCGTGTGCTGGGGGTAGTAGCCCTGCTGCTCGTAGTAGTCGAGCGCCTTGCGCCAGTGATACTGGTTCTTGATCGCTTCGTCCAGGTGGCTCGGGGAGTAGAGCATCGGGCCGAAGCGGCCGAAGCGCTCTCCCTTGAAGTCACTCAGGACCGCCCGCTCGCCCATGTAGATCCCGTTGATCAGGGCTCCGTTCAGCTGGATCTTCGTCATCCGGCTGAGCATCGCGCAGTAGCCCCGGAGCTGGTTCGAGAACCGGAACTGGTCGAAGTAGTAGGTCGAGAGATAGCTGTTCGTCGATTTGTGGTCCCACAGGTAGATCGCTCCGCCAGACTCCACGGGCAGGTCTGGCTTGCCAGAGTAGATGAAGGGGTGGCCCACCACATCCTCGAAGTCCATGATGATCTTGGACTCCCCCAGGATGACGTTGCCGTTGGGGGCGATACGGAAGACGGCCCCTACCACCTTCGAGAGATCGAGCTCCTCGAACTGGACTTCCAGCGGCTTGAAGGTATCCCGCCGCTTGGCGTAGTCCATGTAGTTCTTGAGCACAGTCTCCAGGAAGCCCAGGTTCAGGTGGCCGAACTTGGTCGAGGGCGGCGCGAAGTCGCGGCCCTTGCCCCACACGCGCGCGAGTTCCACGAGCGCGAGATCGCCGTCCACGCCCGCATAGAAGAGGGAGAGGGCGGCGTGGAGGGCCCCACCGGCCTTCATGGCGTAGCTCTCGTCCTTGGCCACGAGCCCATAGCGGATGGCGTACTCCCCGTTGCGGGGGCAGCGGGCGATCTGGGTGGCCGTGGTGGCGTCCCAGTTCGTCTCTACTCCCTTCTCTAGGAGCTCTCTATTGGGATAGAGAGGAGAGAAGTACTCGACTTCCTTGATGTCACTCATGCCCGCTCCGGTGGGAAGAGATGCGCCTTCCCGTGAACCTTGATGAAGGTAAGCCACTCCTTGGGACTCCGTGGCTCGGTCAGATGGAGCTGATCAATCACGTCTCCACAGGTATCACAGAGCGGTACCGGCTGACGCATGGGCCAGGCGAAGAGTCGTGTCGCCCGGTTCGGACAGCTCTTCAGCCCACAGAGACTCCGTGGGTCCAGCACGTTCTGTTGGGGCTGCATTAGCCAACCTTGTAGTTGGGCGGCCAGTCGTGTGTCTGGCCACGTTCCTGATCGAGTGCATCGCATTTGCCCTTCACGGAGCAGAACTTGCAGACGTACGCTCGTGGGCTGTCCTTCGCGATGCGACCAGCGTCCCACCAGTCCCGCAGGGCTCTGGAGATGAGCACCTGTGCCTCGTCACTGGTAGGGATGTCAATGTAGTGTATGGACAAGTTGCCGTCAACCTCTTGAATCAAGTCCACGGTCTTCACGTTGAACGAGGTGTAGTTGTTCACCACGGCGCCGAGAAGCTGACAGTCGTCCCGCCACCAGTCCTTCCATTGTCCACCACGGAACTGGAGGATGTCGTGGTTGAAGAGGTAGACGTTGAACGGACCTGCCGGTGTGTCGATTGGACACAGGGTGCCGATGGCAGCCAGGACGGCGTCGCCCCGGACGTTCCGCCAGTTGCGGCTGCCCCACTGATTGGCTCGGGTACAGCCAACAAGGGGGCAAGGGATGGCGACGACTTGCTCAAGCGCTTGGAGGGGATTCACCGACCGACTGTCTCCGCCGATTCGTGGCCGATACCAGCGTTCGCGTGTTGCTCCTCTTCTTCGATCATGCCTCGGAGCAGGGCGAGATAGAGTCTCGCGTCCTTGATGCGGCCACGGACATCTTCCCGCTGAGACTTGAAGCCGTTGATGTAGGCCAGGATACCGTCGAAGTGCTTCTGCATGTAGACCCAGAGCACCTGCTTCCGGTCCATGTGGAGCTGCTCGGCAAGCCGGTTGAAGTTGCCCAGGGCGTCACCGTGCGCGTACTCCTTCTGCGCGACGTGGCGCACCTGCAGCTCCTCGTCCTGCATGTGCTCCAGGAGCGTCTCCATCTGTTCGTTCGTCATGAGATGTCCAGGTTGTGTTTGGTGGAGATGACACCCTTCACGAGCTTCCGGCCCGTGGTATCCTGGTCCGTGCCCTTGAAGTGAGCCTTGGGATGACGGGGCCGCATGAACTCGATCATGGCGAAGTTGGCCACGTCCACGAGCCACTCCTTGTTCCCCGTGTCCTTGTAGCGCTGCAGACGGATCTCCAGGGAGGCGACGGCATCGACTCGCTCTGGGTAGCCATCCGCCACCTTGCCGTACTTGAAGAAGCTCATGCACATGGCCTTGTACATGAGATCAGCGAACTGATCGCTGAACTCGGATTCCGGGACAGCGGTAGACTTCTTGATGGGTTTCATACCTTCTCCATGAGTGCTTCCACGAAGGCCTCGAAGTCGAAGGCCGCGTCCATCGCACTGAAGCCGTAGAGCCAGTCATCGGACTTCGTGATGGCTTCATTGGCGATGGGGTCCACCCGCTTGATGCCGTCGCGGTAGTTGGGTCCGGGTTTCAGGATGGCGTCGGCTACCTGCGGAGCAAAGAGTCTTGCTTCCGAGTAGGCCATCTGGTTGTCGATCTGGTGAACGATACGATCCGTCTGCAGCGATGGGATGGAGAGCTTGAGCTCGGCATAGATACGGTTACGGAGCATCGTCTGCAGGTCTCTCGTCTCGTCCGTCTTCCACGGCTGCGGGATGTCGTTCGTGATGCTCTCATCCGCGTCATGAAGGAGAGCGTAGAGCTGCGTGAGCGTGGACTCCTTCATCAGCGCCGCGTAGAAGCTGCAGGCGTAGACGTGGTTGAGGACGGTCCACAAGCGTGTGGTGTGTCCGGCGAAGCGGGGGAGCTGGCTGAGACTGTAGCCGATGTCGTACAGCGAGGGTGCTCCGTGCTCTCGGGTGACATCCACCCCAGTGATGGTGATCACAAGCCTCCCTTCTTCGTGAGATAGATCTCCCAGCATTCGAGACAGGGAATCTGTGGCTGCCGTGTGGCCTTGTACTCGGGATGACGGGAGCAGGCGAGACGCTCGCCACTCGACATCCGGGTGACCTTGTCTTCCTCGTTCGGGATGCGCTTCTTGTTCGGATCGACGTGGAAGATGTCGTACGTCTGCTCCTTCGAGTGATCGTCGTGACTGTGGAACGTGATCGACAAGTGCGCGGGAAGGATCGGGGGGTAACCCTTGTCTTCCGCGTAGCCTGAGCGGGAGTCGTAGGCGCAGCCGCAGATGTAGCCGTGCGTGGAGAGCCAGCGGATGTAGCGGGTGCCCCCGTGGGAGTGGTCCAGGTACGCGCGGCTGCTCGGCGGGATGACCACGCAGATGTGCGAGTGGGCCGACATGATGGCGTCGGCGATGATCACCTCTTCGAACTTCTTGGCCTTCATGATCTTCGTGCCGGTGGCCACGCCCGAGTCGAGTCCGTGATGCGTGAAGATGGTGTAGGTCGTGCGATGGACTTGGAGATGCCAGAAGGTGGAGACCCCGTGGTAGGGGATGCCGAGCTTCATGCACAGCCCCTCGTCGAAGTTCAGCCCGCTGTCCTTGAAGGTCCGCCAGCCGTGGTTCCCCTTCACGCCGAAGAGCATCTTCTCCTTCACCGGGAGGAGCTTGTTGGCCACCCAGTTGAGCTGCTCCTGCGGGTTCATCGTCTGCTCGTAGATCTGTCCCTTGGAAGTCTTCGTCACGCACTCGCCGCCATCACCGAGATAGATGCCTCGGCCATGGGGATCATCCTTGAGACGCTCGACCATCTCGTCAATGAACTCGTAGTCACACTGCGGCGCGCCGACGTGCCAGCAGACGAAGGGATAGAGAGTGAGCTTCTTCTCTTTGGTCTCGTAGCGGAAGTAGCGCATCTAGGCTCCGAGGTGACTGTCAGCCGTGAGCTTCAGCTTCTTCTCGATCCACATGCTGATCTGTTGGCCGGTCGTGCTGCCGTAGACCGTGGCCACTGTGTACGGAACCATGAGAAGCCAGCTCATGTGTTGGGTCACGATCAGGAACTTCGCCGTGATGTACCACGTCACGTTTGAGCCAATAGCGGCGATACGGTGGTACGCCACGCTGTTCCGATTGCGAGAGCGACTCACGATAGAGAAGCTCACGTTCTGGCAGAATGCCATGATCATCATCAGGGCGATGGGCCAGATCACGTTCCATGCCTGCATTATACCCCCCTAGATATGGATGTACCAGTCACAGTTGGGGCAGCCCATGAGCGGACCCAACTTGGCGATGAGAAGTTTCAGTCTGCAGCCACAGAGCTTGCAGACCTTCAGATAGTCTTCAGGTTGTCTCTGAATCGTAACGCTCACGCGGACGCTCCGGCACCTGTAGCTGGAAGGGATTCATTCGCTTGAGCCGCTCGATGGCCCCGCGCAATCGAGCAACGATGAAGCGGTCGTCGCCGTACTTGTCGCGCAACTTGGCCAAGCGTTGAATCTCGTGCAGTACGTTAGTAGGCATCGCTCTTTAGCGCAAGTTCGTAGTAGAGGAGGAGTGTGTCAGTATGACGCACATAGGTGGAGTCACCGCCGACATAGCGGTAGCGGGCACAGGTCCAGTCGCCACAGGTCTTGTAGAGGACAGAGAGGATGTATGCGCCACAGTTGATGTTACGGTGGTAGAGCCACCAGCGGGTACAGTGTGAGTCCTTCCCCCAGATGCTCGGCATGACTTGCATCCGTCCGTAGGCACCGGCGGAACTGATCACGCCATCGCCGCGACTGTGGCGTGTCTCTTCGTACGCGACACTCCACATGATCTTGGCAGGGACATGATAGTGGTGTCCAGCCTCGCGGAGCTGGAGGGCGTCTGGATGGCCCGTCACGAGGATCATGGCGATGAGCCGAGCGGCAGGGATGATCGCCTGCATGGCACAGATGTGGATCATGCACCGATCAGCTCGAAGTGGTCGAGATCCATGAAGTCTCCTTCGTGGTTCAAGGTACCCTTCCATGCGCCGCCCCAACGGATGGCGATGTTGAGCGACTCAGCGGTCTTCTTGACGTAGCCCGCGAAGTGGTAGAAGCGCACGGTGTCCGTCCAGTTCACTTGGAGGACATCGTTCAGCGGGGCGACATCCACTGCGAGGGCCTGGGGACGTGCCGGGCCGACGACGTGCTTCGAGTCCATGGGGTTCGTGAGATGGGAGCGGCCACTGTCGATAGCCATCTGCTCGTCGGCAATGCTCCGAGCGCCCACGAGCACGACACAGTTGTAGCCTACGATGACGACCTGGAAGAGCTGGACGAGCTTCGGATGGCAGCCGTTCAGGCGGGTCAGGGAAGACTGGCCGAACGTGGGCACTACGGGCCACTCTTGGGCTTGAGGAACGGCAGGACGGCGCTCGCTCGGTTCAGGAGATCGTCGGCCAGGGCCTGGTTGAAGAGGGCCACGCCGAGTCCCAGGAAGGAGAGGAGCAGGATCAGGATGGGCTTCGTCAGCTCGGTGTGGTTGAGCACGAGGATACATCCTCCAACCACGGAGGCAAGGACGAGGAAGGCACCGAGCAGCTTGTTCCAGTTCATTAGATCTCCCAGGAGCGAAGTAGTTCCTTCTTGCCTCTGTAGCTCTCAAAGTAACCTGAGTCCCGAGACTGCACAACTCCGACGCGACGCAATGGGATCTTGGTCTGGAAGAACCACGCTACAGCGTGCGGCTCTGTCTTCTTGTTCTTGTGGTTCATCATGTTGGGGATGCGCCAGCGGACGTACTCGATGGCTTGCTGGATGCAGTCGCCACGGTGGATGGCGTCGGGCTTGATGGAGTTCATCAACTCCCGTTCGATGAGTCGGATACGCTCGTGTCCGAGAGCACGCTGCCAGGGGGTCCGCAGATGTCGCTGGGGTAGATGTCGATGCAGGACGATGATCTGGGTGAAGGGAGACTCGGTGCGCCAACAACCACCTTTGGTCCAGACGATGGAGTTCCGCTTAGGTCGATGGTCATTGTGAGGATTCGTGCCTGCACGTCGAAGGAAATGTTGATAGCGCTCACTGGATACCCGCTCTCGAAGGAAAGATGCTCCTTCACGAGCTCCACCAATCTGGCAGTGTTGAGCGAAGTCATCCCAGTACTCCTCTAGTCCAGATGCGACGAGGACGTTCCACCAGCGCCAGGACCAGTCACGGAAAGGAGCTTTCGGAAGCGTGCTGCCAACTGCTGCTTCAAGCACTGTTCTCCCGAAGTAGCGACCAAGTGCAGCAAGTCCCAGGAGACGACGTACTGCCGCCGGAAGATCGGCGTTGGCGGCTTCGTACCGCTGGAGGGCCGTGATGGCGCCTGCTCTAGTTCGGGGGAGTCCATGAGAGACGCCGGGGACATCAGTATTTCGCATAGTGAGAGAGAGAGGGTACCGTAGCTGGTGGCCCACGACGGGGCCACCGACGCCTCTGATTATACCTTCCGGACGTGGCTTGTCAAGGGTGACCGAAGATGAGTCGGAGGAGTTCCACTGTGGCTACAAAGCCAGCGCCCCAGTGGGCCTTACACTTCAGGTCGCACTGAGGCGGAGGATCGTCAAAGACGATGGCAGGGGCCCCAGTTGGCGTTACACGCAACGAACGCAGGGGACCGGGCGTCCAGTACTGGTACTGCCAGTGGGAGAGCGTGTAGGCCGAATCTGTGGCCTGCAAGAGGAAGCCATAGGCCAGGGTCGAGTCACCGCGCTTCTCACCGATCTGGAGGGCTTCGAGACCCACCAAGTTAGGCACCTTGTAGATCGTTTCGGCGGGTGTCCGGATCACCCGCTCTACGATGTTCACCTTCTGGACCGTGTCGTGCTTGAGCTTCGTCAGCCAGAGTGTGTCGATTTGACGCACCGTGTCGTACTGGGTGACGATACGTGGCACAGGTGGGAGGCTGGTGTGCCGGAACAACAGGCTGCCCAGAATGACGCCACAAGCGACCGCGATAAGCAACGTGAGCTTGTTGTTCACAGGACCGTCCAGAGTAGAGTGAGCAGGAGGGCCGCAATCTCCCGTTGAGCGAAGTCGAGATCATCCCAGCCCCAGGGATCGAGCCAGCGTTCGTAGCCGTAGCTGCCGGTCGTGTAGATGAGCAGGGCCCAGTACGGGCCGAGCCAGATGGCGAGGGGGATGTAGAAGACGCCGCTGAGTCCCTCGTTGATCCAGGTGCTCTTGGTCATCCAGGCTGGTTCGAAGCTCTGGAGCCACTTGATGAAGGCTTTGATCTTACCCAGCATGATGGCCTCGCTTGTTGAGCAACCACCAGGGTGATCCCCGATGGATCAGGTTGAGCGTGTACTCGGGACCGGCGAACTCCCAGGGCCAGTCCGCGAGGTGAATCTCGCCACGCCAGGACTCATCGTCTAGAAGTGGAGTGTAATCTCTACGGCTACGGTCGCGCCAGATCTCCATCCGACATCCTTCCAGCTCCAGCCGTTCTTGTCGATGAAGCGTTCGTAGACCACAGAGGGGGCAAGCTCGATAGCGATCCGTGGCAGCAGGTGGTGCGGGGAGATCCCGTTCGCCGCGAGGGCCAGGAGCATGCCACTGATCACCTCTGGCCAGTCCACTACTTCTTCCCGAAGGCCTTCTTGGCCTTGGAGAGGGTGGCGTGGGCAGCCTTCTTCTTCCCGAGGCCCTTGGTCGAGGCGAACTCGTGGAGCTGCTTCTGGCTCATGGAGAGCACGCCCTTGTTCTCCTTGTGGAGCTTCTCGGGGTGATGCTCAGCGATGGCGAAGAGCTGGCGTTGCTTCTCGGAGACTGCGGGCATGGGGGCTCCTAGCTACTCGGGTTGGGGCTACCGTACGCTTCAGCGTGGACCACCACGGTCTTGCGGCCACCCTTGGCAATCCGGAGGATGTCAGGCATGGACTCCTTCTTGGGAGCAGGCTTGACATGGTTCATCTTGGCGACGATCCGCTGGGACTCGGTCATTGTGGTTTCTCATCCGTAATGTACATGCCAGGACCGATCTCTTCCACTCGGAACTTCATGAAGGGCTGGGTGGTCGGCTTGAGACCTTCCCAGTCCTTCACGTTCCAGAAGTACTCCCAGAGGGCGAGCATTAGATCGGGACTTCCGCCCAGATCAGGCCAATCGTGAGTACCGCCGCTGTGGCAGTCACGGTCGCGGCTACCGAGCACCAACTACCTGGAGGCACAATCATGCTACCGCCGAGATCCACGAAGCCAGGGAGTGTGGTATCGACTGATGTAGCACCGAGATGAATGCCGACGAACGGAAGCAGGAAGTTTCCTGCATTGACAACTGTTCCGACACGGAAGGCGCTCGCGTTGGGTGCGGCACCGCCAAGGAACAGGTTGCGGACGCCGTCGATGGCGGTAGTCGTGGTCGGAGCGCTAGGCTGCCCGGTATTTCCTGTGAGGCCGAGACCGAATGCGGCTGTCGTGGCAGCGGTAGTCAGAGCGAAACTGACAGCGAGCGGGACGATATTGACCGTAGTGGAACCGTTCCAGATCAGCGGGCCACCGGTACCGGCAGCGGTCGTATAGACCACCGGAGCTGTGACAATGGCCTGGGCAATGAAGAGACGGCCAGCGCGGCACTGCTCATAGTAGCGACCGTTCAGCTCGCTGACGATGACATCGGCCAGACGACCTTGTCGAAGGGGTTGGGTAGTGACGCCAACTCCCAGCTGTTGTTCACCAACTTGTCCTGAGACTGGAAGAGGCATAGGAACTCCTAACTCAATGGGGCGTCAATGAATACCGTGGGGTCCGGTGCTTCGATGCGTGGACTGTTGATGAAAGATAGCTGATAGCTGATGCCGCGCAACAAGCCAATCTGTAGCTTCATCAAGCTGATGAGCGTCTCGATACCAGCCTGCTCAAGGACTTGTACCTGGCCGAGTTGACGAGCAGGACGATCTGCTGGATCAGTGATAACGGTGGAAGCTAGTGTCACCGCGAGAGTTGCATTGTCTACCGTGACGTGACCGAGCAGTCGGCCCACACGGTCGGTGGGATCGGTCGTGACAGTACCGGCCACGCTGGAGACGGCGACGGTGCCAGCCACGGTCACGGTGCCAGTGACGCTGTCCACAATGACGTGACCGATCACGTTGCTACCGGCTGGGATAGCAGCACTCAGCGCGATGGAGCCTGAGTCTACAATGATATGGCCGATCACGTTCGAGCCAGAGGGTAGCGAGGGCAGGGTATCGACCGTGACGTGCCCTAGGAGGCGTCCTGAGCGATCTGTGGGGTCTGTGGTGACTGTCCCAGAGATACCGATAGTCCCGCTGTCTACAATCACATGGCCAATCACCGCTGAGCCAGCAGGGATGGAGGGGAGCGAGGTAACGCTCACCGCGCCTGCCGAGTCTACAATGACGTGACCGATGACCGCTGAGCCTGCATCGACTGTAACGTGGCCTAGAACACGAGCGGCACGGTCAGTGACATCTACGGTCGAGCCGCCACCAGGACCGCTACTGACGATGCGGACGTAGAGCCCAGCTTCCGTACCGGCTGGAGCAACCGTGCTAACCGGAGCCACGCCAGCGGCTGTAGCTGCGTCACTGATAACGACTTGCTGCCGCTCGACAGTGGCGCCGCCAGCATTGACAAGCTCGGAGGTAGCGACCTTCTTGCCGCCGGAGTCGAGGGGGACTTGGATGAACTGATCAGCCATTGCGGTACCCTGGCAGACGGTAGCGTTCGATGTGACGGTCCAGGATCTCTTGGATCGTGGAAGTTGTCAGGTCACTGCCGGTGAGGCTGCCGACACCGAAGCCAGATGCCGGAGGCAGGGAGTAGGTCCGCTGGAGGGTCAGTTGGACACCCAGCTCGTTGAATACCTGATACGTGATGGCGAGCTGCTGACCATTGTCCACGACGTTCACGAGCCCAGCGAAGCCCATGAGCCGGGTACCGGCATGGGTGATGGGACCCTGGGTGTAGACTCCCCCGTACGTCTGCGTCGTCTGGTTCTCGGGGAAGGGCAGGAAGACCACGAGCCCATTCGCGGTACCGTCTGCATTATAGCGATCATGGCTACCGTCATCAATGGCGGCGCTGTGCATGTCACCGCAGATGATCGCGATGCTGTTCCCCAACCCGTTGGCTTCGATGTAGTTCGAGATGACCTGGCGCTCGGTGGTGAAGCCACCCCAGTTGTCTGAGCTGTTGTCGCCCACGGGGGCGATCCAGGGGACCGTCGAGAACCAGAAGACGAACTGGCCCTGGGCCTTCGCGGTCGTGAGCTCCCCCAGGAACCAGCTGAGCTGGGTGGCCCCCATCATGGTCTTGCTGGCGTTATCGGGGTTCCCGTTCGGGGACCGGTTGGAGCGCAGGTCCGTGAGCACGAAGCGGCAGCGGCCAATGATGAAGCTGTGGTAGATCGGGCCCGCTGACAGGATCACGGGAGCGCCAGGGACGCCATCGAACTGGGTGTCGGTGGCGCCCAAGCCGGTGGCCGCCTTGAAGGCAGCGTAGGACGTGCCGTTGAACCCACCAGTGGAGACATGGTGCCACTCGTTGTTCGTCCACTGGTAACCGAGGATGCCAGCGTCGAAGATCGAGAGGATCGAGTTCCCATCGGCCGCCTTCCAGAGATTGTCGTGGATGTAGATCGAGCTCTGGGGCGAGCCGACCGCGTTCAGGACGAAGGTCGAGAAGATGCCGCCGGACGAGCCACCGCCCACGCCATAGTTGTTGCCCGCCTCGATGTTGCTCATGGTGAAGGCGCTGTTGTAGCCGATGCGGAGCAGCGCCACACCGGTATCGGGCTGGAAGAACAGGTTGTGCGTGACGACACAGTTGTTCGGGGCGTGACCGTTGCCGCCGAGCAGCAGGCTCTGCTGCTGGTACTGGGTGCCACCGGGAGCGCCCACGAGAGCTCCGGCACCGAACCAGATGTTGTTCAGGAAGTTGGCCCAGTCCACGAAGTCCGAGTCCGAGTAGTACTGGCAGTTCAGTCCGAACGAGTTGAAGATGATGCTCGTGTCGATGTTGATCACGCCTGAGGAGGACCCAGCGTGGTGGAGGTAGAGGTTGTGGCCCTGCTGATTCCGGTTCACGCCCTGGTTGTAGATGATGCAGCCGTAGGCCTCGAACTTGTCCGAGTTCACCGTGCCGTTGAAGGCACCGATGCCTGCGGACTCGAAGTCATGGATGATGTTGTGGATGAGCTTCACCCCGTTGGCGTGGCTCGCGTTGAGGGTGAGGCCGTCGTTGAAGACAGGCACGACATCGCGCGAGACCCAGCCGTCATCGTACCACTCGACGTTCCAGAACCAGGTGTAGTCACAGCCGAAGTGGACGGCGTCGCCAGAGGCCGAGGAGTTGGCACGATTGCGGATCTTCCACTTCTCGCCTGGGTAGGCACGGAAGATGACCTTGGAGTCGGGAGCATCGACTCCTGATCCCAGCAGCCCGCTGACAGCCGTACCAATGTTGAGCGTCGTCGTCCCCGTATCATACGTCCCGCCACGGACGGCGATCACCTTGCCAGGGACGATAGCGCCACCAGCGCCGCTGAGGGCGTAGGTGAGCGACCAGGGGTCGGTAATCGTCCCGGCACCCGTGCCGCCGGTGGGGGAGACATAGAAGTCCGTGGCGAAGCTCGCTGCCGGTCCCACGACCAGGAAGGCGTTGAAGAAGGGCGCCGTGGCGGTGGGCGTGGAGACAAAGCCACCCGAGGGTGTGGGATCAGGCTTCTGCGTGGTGGGGAAGGCGACCGTGCCACCCGCATAGGTGCCTGTGAGGATAGGCGTTACGAGATCCCGTACGTCATAGATCGAGTAGGCATCACCGGTGGACAGGACGCTGGAGAGATCCACGTTCACGGCCGTCAAGTTCGCCCAGTTGTAGAAGGCGACGTGGCCTCGCTTGGCCTCGTAGCGGGTCACCGGCTTCACGAAGATGATCGTGGCGGCTTGTGTCAGGGGCAGCGGGACCGTGCCAGGGAGTGTGTAGATCGGCCAGTCCTCGCGGTAGGTGAGCTGGGCCGCCGTCTTCGCGAGGGAGGTGGTGTCCGAGTTATCCTTGCCGAAGTCATGGTCGTCCCAGATCCAGTCAGCGGCCACGTTCTGATAGAGCTTGGCACGCTTGGGGGCGAGGCCCACGCAGTCGAGGGCTTGGCGACAGAGGGTCTGATCGTTCGAGATGATGTTCCAGTAGTGCAGGTCACCGAACTCGATGTGGAGCAAGGGGTTGTAGGCACGGATCGCGTCATAGAGGTTTGTGTTGGAGCCCGTGTCCGAGCAGCCGCCACAGGTGAAAGCGAAGGAGGCGGGCTGGTTGGGATACGGGTGCGCCTTGAAGGTGCCAATCGGGCCCGTGGCGACACCGTTGTCTAGCGCCTGATAGTAGTACGTGGCCCCAGGGTTCACGGAGATGGCGAACTGGGCGACGTTGTTCGCATTCGTCACCAGGTCGCCGTACTGGGCGAAGCCGATGAGCGAGGGATTCGTGGCCACGCGGAGCTGGGCATGGATAGTGGCGAGGTTGAACTTCACCGCCACGGTGGCTGCGTTGTGCTGCACACCGCCCACCCACACCCACCAGACGCCTTGGGTCAGAGAGGCAGCGGTCGAGACCTGGAAGGCCCCGATAGTCCAGAGTCCTGTGCGGGTCGCTCCGGTCACGTCGAAGTTGAAGGGATACGTGGCATCAGCCGAGAGATCCACGCCCTTGCCGATCAGGCTGGGGTCGCCAGGGAGCGGCAGGGCACTGTTCACCTGGAGGTAGACCGGGAGGCCGTTGGAGGAGTGGGCTCCTTTCGCATCCAAAGTACCGCTCGACTGGACACCGGGGAGCAGCGCGCCATTCCGTCCGGTCGGGCCACAGGTGGAGAAGTTGTAGTCCGAGGCGGCGTTCGGGCCGGTGGAGGTGTTCCAGCCGTTGTCGCACCAGAGCGCGGCGTTGTTCTTGTCGATCACGTCCGCATGGTCCTGGAAGCCCTGGTTGCAGTTGATCGCGGTGCAGTTGTAGCGCACGATCAGCTGGTTCACGGCCAGGGCCGAGTTGAAGCCGGTGACCGAGATGTCGCGGCTCAGCGCATCGTAGGCGATGCAGTTGATGAAGAAGCAGGTGACCCCCGCCACGTCGAAGGTGGCCGAGGGCGGATGGAAGCACTCAGCGACGGAGCCGTTCGTGAGGATGTGCTGCTCGATACAGTTCACGAACTCCCAGCGAGTGGGGGCCACCATGCCGGTCGAGGCGACGAAGAAGCCACCGCCGCTGGAGCTGCCGTCGCTGACGGTGAGCCGGAGCTGCATCTGCTTGAAGCGGACGTACTCGGCTTTCACGAGGGCCGCGAGGACGTTGGCGTTCCCGTTGATGTCCAGGAGGTAGGTGTTCCCGCTGGCGTCGATCCGGCCCACATGGCCATCGAGGGCGGTGACTTGGATGTAGTTCGAGGGCCCGGTCATGTAGCCCGCACCACCTGGGTTGTTCCACCCGGGGACCGCGAAGGCAGCCGTGTCGATGCCCTTCACGCAGTCGAAGGCGAGGATGATGTTCTGGGTGAGCATGTTCTTGTGCGTGAGCAGTTCACCCGCGAAGGCGGCGGCGAGGGAGAGATAGTCTCCGGCCCCCTTAGGATCGACCGTCTTGTGGATGGTCGTGAGGACGCCCGCTGGAGGTTGGGTGGCATAGGCTAGGTAGCCCACGAAGGATGGGGTGGGATCGGCCACCGTGTGCTGCCAAGAGAAGCCGCCGGTGATCAGGGTGGCCGCCGCAGCCCCTTGGCGGGCGGGGGCAGTGCTCGCGTTCAAGTAGCAGAGCGTGGCGTCTTCGTCGGTATAGACCACCGTGGAGGGCGTCCAGGGCAGACCCTTCTGTCCGACGTAGGCGACCGTGTTCCCGTTCTGGTTCACGAGGCCCCAGCTCTGGTTCTCACTGGCCAGATCGACCGTCGGTGAGGTAGAGGCGGCCTTGTTGGCACTCACGAACATCACCGCTTGGGGATTGAACGGGAGGGTGTTGATGATCGTGTGCGAGGCGACATCGTTGAAGCTATTGAAGTTACCAGCGGCCCAGTTGCCGCCTTGGACGCAGAGGGCAGCGAAGCGGCGACCGGTGGTCTGGCCGGAGTCCAGGTTGATGGTGTCGAAGTTGAGCGTGAAGCCCAGGGTATCGAGGCTCTGCACACTCGCCTGCGTGTTGATGTCCGCCGCGTTGTTCTTCATGATGGACAAGCACTTGCCACCGAGCATGTAGCTGGTGGCCCGGCCTGAGCCGCCCCCACCGCCACCACCGTTCGTGTTCTCCCCACCCGCCCAGGTCCACTGGTTCAGGTTCTTGTCGCACACGCCGATGTGGGTGGGCGAGTCGGGCTGGACGAAAGGCACGGCCTGGCTCAGATGGTCGCCGAAGAAGAGGACCATGTCGGGCTTGAAGCCGGGCTGGGAGAAGGAGAGGGCCTGGGGCGTCGTGGGCCCTTGATAGGTCCGTAGGTCGATCCAGGTGAACTCGTTACCTGCGAAGAACCACGTCTTGACGATGGCACTCTTTGTGAAGACTTCAATGAGCTTGAAGGTGATGTTCGTGGCGTCGATGGAGAGGACGGAGAGCTTCCCCGCTGTGACCGTTGCTCCCAAGCCGATAGGCAGCTCGCAGACGATACAGTCGCTCTGGAAGGCGACATCCGCCTGCGTGACTGACTGGGCGTTGTCCGAGTGGGCACCGGTGCAGAGATGGGTGAGAGAGCCTCCCTTGGGCAGCACCGCCATGCCGAAGGACTTCTGATAGTTCTCCTGTACGAGTGCCCCCGTCGTGCTCTGACCGGTGAGATTGGCCATGACGATCTGCGGGGGGAGACTGAGCCCGTGCGCGACCACATAGGTCGTATTCAGGACATCAGTCGAGAGGACGGAGAAGCTCGCGGAGCCTTGGCTCATCTAGCTACAGTCGAACCGGTAAGGGGTGCCCCACCAGGGATAGGGATAGCACATAGGAGTAGCTCCGTATTGCAGCCTCCGGCATCTGCGACGCATGAGCGTCGCGATGATGCCTACGGCTGCGTGTAGCGGGTGACAGCGTTCTGGTGCTGCTGCATCGTGGTCATGGCTTCCTGCGTCAGATCCTGGAGCCGCGTCTGCACCGCGCTCTCCGGGATGTAGACGCCCATATGCTGTGCCTTTAGGAAGATGCGCCATGCTTCCTCCGTGTTGCCTTCCTTGAGCGCGACGGCCATGGAGTTCGTGACGATCTCCCGTGTCGTATTGTAGCTCGCCGCCAGGGAGTTCTCAAACGAGTTCACCGCCTGGTACTCTTCCCGCCGGATGGTCGAGAAGCCTGCGAGCATGGCGGCCATCTCTTCCGTCCGGTTCTCATAGGGCACCTGCTGCGGCTCGCCATCCAAGTTCGTGATATTGCCGTGATTGTAGATCTCCCAGGTCTTGTAGGCGTTCCGGGCCATGGCCGGGACCAGGTTGAACACGAGCTGCTTGCCCTCCTTGGACTTGAAGAGGAAGTCGCCAAAGGGGTTATCCGCGCTCTTGGAGGCCAGCCACGCGCCCACGAGGCCCCCGGTGGCACCCGAGAACGGCAGCGGGGCCCCACCGGTGAGCTTGGAGGAGATCAAGTGAGACGCGAGCATGCCAGCCGCGCCACCCAACATGGCTCTCCCTGTCCCACGTCCAGTGGAGAGATACTTGCCCCACGCCTGGGCCAGCTGCGGATACAGGCTGAACGTCGGGCCTGCTTCCGAGACGAGCCAGTGCGGGAAGTCAGAGAAGTCTGGCGTGATGTCCTGCCCTGAGACGCCCAGCCGGTTGCCGGTGGCGACGTGGAAGGCCGAGCCCAGGATGCCGTAGTTCAGGAGATCCTGCCACCGATACCGCATCGTGTTATTGATCCGCTCTTCACCGGTCATGCTCTGCTGCCGCGCGTTCTCCGAGATCGCTTCCAGTCCATCCACATTCAACGGAATGCTGTGTCCAGCCATGTGAATGACATCTGGGCGACCTGGCGTCAGGAACTTGACGAGAGCCCCCAGATAGCTGATGATGGGATGGGCCATGAGCCCTGTCGCTCCACCCAGCGCGGCTAGCATGCCGACGTGGCGTCCCAGCTGACCCCAGGCTTCTGGCTTGTTCTGGATCGCTGCGCGCCACAGGTCATACTCATAGCCCGTCGCCTGGATGATGAACGGCTTGAACTGGAAGAGCAGCCGTCCCGCAGGCCCGAGCTTCGAGAACATCTTCGGCATACCGAGGGCATCGTACTTGAAGAAGGTCTTCTCCATCAGCCGCTTAGCCGAGAACATAGCTTCACTGGCGATGTCTGGGTGTGCTGCAATCGCCTTGGGATCACGCCAGTTGACGCCGTGCTCCTCCAGGTAGCCCTTGAGTTCCATGACGACCGTGGCAAAGCGTCCGCTCTGCTCACCACCGTTGAACGCGAGCATGCCCATCCACTTGCCGACATCCGTGGAGTAGTCCCAGAGGTTCTTCCCGGCCCGTTGTGGGAACGTGCCTGCTACGTCACCCCAGCTCGATCCCGAGCCACCCGCCAGCTGCTTCGACGGCATCAGGTCCGGGCCGATCTCATGAATGAGCGGCCAGATCCCCTTGAGGTGCTCTGGCGGGCCACCACCGAATGTGTTGTTGTACCAGAGGTTGATCCCGTCCTTCCAGGCGGTGTTGGCATTCACGAAGCGCTCGAACTCGTTGGCCCCACGGGCGAAGGGCGCGGCGTAGACGTGGAACTGGGTGGCGTTGTAGAGCGCCGACGCTGGATTGATGACCAGCTTCCGCAGCGCGTTGTACGACACCGTGCTGGAGGCCCGTGCCCGCGATGCGAACTTGCGGTGATACGTCTCGGAGTTGAGGATGTCACCCCAGCTGAGTGGGCTGCCATCACTCAAGCCGATCTGTGCACCGAGCTTCTTGAAGCCCTCCATGGGAGCCGCCCAGGACATGGTGGCCCATCTCTGCACCCAGTCAGAGATCTTATCCATGGTGGTGTACTCCCCAAGGGCCGAGCGGGCGTACTCGTCCATGTCACGCTTGAGATTGGGCATGGTGCTGAGCTCCGGCACGCCCGCCTGTGCGGAGAGCGTCCGGTCCAGCTGATCGTTCTGGAGCACCTGCCAGGCCTTCGCCACTTTGAAGTTGTACTGGGCACGGCCAATGCGGGCATTGTAAGCGATCATGTCATCCACAAAATCAGGATGCGGACGAGGAAGGTTCGCCACCCGTGGCTTCGCCGATTGGAGCGTACCAAGCGCCGGAGCCTTCTGCTCAGGAGTCGGTCCCACCTTCTGTGGGATGAAGATGCCCTTCACATCCTCGCCATCCGCACCGATGTGGTCAGCGAAGGCCTTCATGGCCCGGTTCCACTCCTTGCGGCTGGCTTGGAGAATGCGAGCATCCGTGGGATCGACGACCTTCCCCACTGGACGGAACACAGCTCCATCCGCTTCGGCTGGGGAGATGTGGCCCTGCTCCACCAAGTCTCTGAAGGTGAAGGCAGCCTCGTGGAAGCTCGGGGCGAAGCCCGCAATGAGCTCCTGGCCGCCCCGGTTGATGAAGAGGCCGATGTTCCCGTTCTGGACATGGGAGACGTAGCGCTTCCGTCCGTAGCGCTTCCAGAAGTCGAAGTCCCGAGTGAAGCGCTGATCGGTACCTGGCGGCAGCTCCTTCGCGTTGGCATACTGACGACGGAGCTGGAGGAAGGCCTCGATCTCGTCGTGCGTGAAGCGACCGGTCTCTACCTCACCCTGGAAGCCAATGTCTGGAATCTTCTCCTTCGTGAGTACCGCGAAGCCCGGCATCATCCGGTTCACATCAACGCCGTGTTCGTGCAGCCACGACTCCAGCTTCCCAATGGCGGCGGAGCCCTTCTCGCGCTCGGCATTGATGGCATCCATGTCGATGTACTTCGGTTGGATACCCTTCTGCATGGCATCCCGGATGTGGTCTTCCATCCCCTCATCGTAGAACTTGACAGCGCGCAGGAAGGGATAGTGATACTTCTCATCCACGCCTGCCGCCTTCGCTTCCTCCCAGGTGTCATAGGTCGTGCGCAACCGGTCGATCTCCATGGAGTCTGGCGATCCCTTCGCCAGCTTCATGCCGTGCTGAGTGAGATCGTTGACCACTTCCAAGGAGCGACGGTTGTACCGGCTCTGCTCTGAGTTGGCCAGGTCCACCATGTTCAGGAACATCTTCGTGAGCGGATGACGGGCCGCCTTCTTGATGGGCGTCACGCCGTACTCCGTGAACAGGCCAATGTCGTGGGCCCCTGGGTACTCGACCTTCACCTCGCCTGGCAGATCAGCCTTGTCCAGCCAGCTGAAGTAGCCGAGCTCCGAGCTGATCTTCTTCGCCACCCGTGCCACGTTCGGATCGAGATAGCGCTGCTTGATTGCTTCCTGGATGACCCGGGCCATAGGGGCGTGCTTGGAGACCCCCAGGGCCTTCCGCAGCGCTTCCTCGTCCTTGATGTCGTAGCGGAGCAGGCCCGCGTGGGCCTTGGCCAGGAGATCACCGAAGGGCGTGTCCCCGAGCTGCTGACGGTAGTGCCGCTCCGCTGCGATGCGGAAGGGCTTCTCTAGCTCTGGGTTCACGGCCCGGATGGCGTTGAGCACGTTCTGCTCCGTCTCCAGTGGCGTGAGCGAGCGTGTGGGCTTCACCGCAGGCTCCGGTGTCTCCGAGCTGATCCACAGGGAGCGGTTGTAGAGATCCAGCAGGCCGTCTACGGCTTCCTGGGGACCTGCGAGACTGTTGTTCTCCAGCGGCACGAGCTGCTGCGCGTACTCGAAGGCCTTGCCCGCGATGGCCTGATTGAGCACTTCCCGGTCACGGCTGCCCAGGAGACCGAGTTCCTGCTCCACCTTGCCGAAGCCAATGTCCGGCTCACCCTTGAAGTACTCGCCGTAGCGGCCTTCTCGGATCAGCTGGGCGATGGCATAGTCGTGCTCATCCCGTGTACGGAACTTGGAGGGTTCCACGAGATCCCGGTTGACCGTCATCTCCGAGCCATCGGGGAACTTGATGGGACGCTCGGTGGATGCCAGATCGAAGGGCAGGATCTGCACCACTTGACCCGTCGGCTGATACGTGCCAAGGGAGAGCTTGTCCGTGGAGAACTGGGCTGGGCCACTCTCGCCGGTCTCCTGCGCCTTCCGCCAGGCCTCGGTCCACTTGCTCCAGGCTGCTTCCTGCGCGGCAGCCTTGGCGGCGGCATCGAACTCCCGGAAGGCTCCCTGGCCCTTCACGCCGAGCACATGGGCGTAGAGGAACTGGGCGTCATCGGGGACGTGTTGCACAGCTCCAGACGTGTGCATGTCCGGGCCGAGCTCCAGAGCACCCCACTCATCCTCCGTGAAGAGTTCTCCCAAGCTGACGTGCGTGATGAACTGATCCGTCTTGGGCGTGGGGGCGTTCATCCCCTTCGTGTACTTCACGTTCGGGAGATCCACACTGGATGGATCAATGGATTGCGGGTTCGGGTTGGGCATCATGTCTTCGACATCTGGGATGCCGAGAGCGGCCCGCCAGCTCTTGGAGAACGGTGGCACGCCCATGTGCTCGCGGTAGATGTCCGCGAAGTCATTGATGTACTCCAACACTGGGTCCGGGACGACTCGTTGCAGGTTCACGGCGTCCTTGATGATCTCCTTCAAGTTGGACTCCACCAGCTTGAGAGCCTTCATCTTGGTGACGGTACGGAAGACCTTCCGAGCTTCGAGCTGGCCCGTCTCTGGGTTCCGCACGTTCACGACCTTGCCGGTGTACTCCTTCCGTGGCGGAACTTCGACGTACGCCCCAGCCTGCTTCGCGAGCTTGTCCGTGCTCGGGAGATCAGCGAAGCGCTTGGCGAGGGAGAGATCACCCTCTCCGGTCTGGGTCTCCCGGAAGCCCTGCGCACGAGCCCAGGCGTCGAGCTGCTCCTGACTATCGAAGGCCTGACGGTCCTTCTGGTTGAAGTAGGTGCTGCCACCCTCTGCGTCCTGATGCTGCTCCAGGATCTCCGCGATGATCTTGTTCTGCTCAGGCGTGTACAGGTTCCGGTTGGGATAGTCTGGGTTGAACTCTTGGGGCGATGGCATCTGGAGCTTCTGCTCGACCGTGGCTTCCAGCTTCCCAGCGACCGAAGGACGCACGCGCAGCTGGACATTCGGGTTCTGGGCGTGCACCCAATCCGAGCTGGCGAGATACGTGTTCGCGGGGATGTAGCCGTGCTGACCGTGATAGGCTTCCACCTCTTCCTCGGTCTGAGCCTGCACGGTAGCCTCCCGCAGGGGACGACCCTGGGGATCAATGGGCGTCATCTCGTAGTAGGTCTCCTGCGTGGGCGTGATCGGACCCTCGCCGTAGCGCCCATGGGTCCCTGGACGGTTGCGCTTCACCACGAAGAGCCGCTGTCCAGGAATGTTCTTGCTCCGCGAGACCATGATCTTGTCGGTCATGGCCCGCTCAGCGGCGGCAGGCATATCCGCGAGCATGGCATGGTAGAAGTTCTTGGTGGCCTCCGTAAGGCCCTGCTGCTCGAACTCCGCGTGGCGCGCCTGCATGTTCTCGTCCAGCAGCGCAGCGGCCTCAAGGGTCTTATCGACCACCCCTGCTACCTCGGGCTGCAGGAAGTAGCTGGCCACATCTTCCTTGGCGAGCTCCGCAGCCTTGGCCGCACGAGTTGTCTCCGCTTCCAGGAAGGCGACGCCATCGTTCGTGGCCACGGCGTTGGCCGCTGCCACATGCGCCACACGAGCTTCCGTAGCCGTCTGGGCGATCTCATGATCCACCTTGGCGTTCAGGTTGATCAAGTTCTTGAGGTAGCTCGTCTGCTCCTCTTGGCCCATGAACTGCAGCCACGTATCCGCCCGCTGCGCCTGCTTGATGAGCTCATCGGCGATGCGGTAGACACGGCCCACGTTGAAGACATCCGGTGGGAGGTTGACCGGGGAGGAGTACTTCTCCACGACACCCTTACCGCCCAGTGCCCGAATGGCGCTCTTGGCGTTCCCGCTGTACCGCTCCATGGGCGCGAGATCTGCTGGGACTTCCAGGCCGTACATCTTCGTCACGCCTTCCTGGATCTCTGGAGGCAGGACATGGGGTGTCATGGACAACTGTCCCTTCGGCGTGGCGCGGTCAGCGACGAGCGCCTTCAGGTTCTCTGGCGAGAGGGGACCGTTCTGCCAGGCCTGTTCGAAGGCGTCCTTGTTGGCGTTCTGCACGCGGAAGAAGAGCATCTTGTGGCCCTTCTCGGGCAGCGAGCCAGGCGTGAAGTCCACGATCTGCCGGAGCGAGGCCGGACGCGGAGCGCCGGGCTCGATCCCTTGCTCGGCTGCGTACTTCTCGAAGCGGGCACGGGCCACCGCGACATCTTCGTCCTTCAGGATGCCTTGGTCACGGAGACGGTAGGCGGCTTGGAGGGCACCCTCGATGTCCGAGACAGGCCGCTCATCCGTCGAGCGGGCCAAGTCTGCGCGGGCCACGGTCTTCGTCTTCCCACCACGGGTCCGGACCTTGGCGAGATCCTGGCTGACCCCAGTGACCGTGACGGCCTCACCGGTGTTCGTGACTGCCTTGGCATCCGGGATCGGGACAATCGCGGCTTCGTTCGGCTTGGCTTCCAGCTGCTGCTCGAACTGGTGAGTGGAGGCCGTCGTCTCGTCATCGCCCACTTCCAGGAAGGAGGCAATCTCCTCGGAGGAGATGTCACCGCCACGCTTGCGGACACCGGCACGGGCGTTCTGGAGATCCACGGTCTCGACCTTCCCCGTGGTGCCATCCTTCATGCGCACGGTGGTACCAGCCTTGGGGACCGGGGTGAGCTCTGCTGCATCCACGTACATCGGCACCGCATCGGGGGCCGAGACATCGCGCACCATGGTCATGCCGAAGCCGACCCGGTCCACGATCTTCACGAGCTTGCCGTTGTAGAGCGCGTTGGACTGGCGGCGGAGACCCTTGTAGTTAGCGAGGTTCGCCTTTCGCACCCGATCCGTGATCTTCGCGTGGACGGCGTCTGGGACATCGTTCTTGGCGTAGAAGCGGATACGGTCAGCGAGATCCCGGTTGCCGTCAATCGCGAGCTGGGAAGCTTCCCGCATGACGCCCGCTTCACCCCAGGTCGGCTTGATGGAGCGGACGGTCTCGATGGCGGCGGCTTCGGTCTCGAAGGATGTCTTGGCGCCGATGCTCTGCTCCAGGCCGAGCACCTTCTCCAGCGCAGCGACACGGCCACCGGCGGTGATCCGCTCATCCTCGGGGAGTGTCGGGTCCACCATGATCCGCTTGATGGTCATGAGTTCCCGCTGCAAGTTCTCCGCACCGTTCTTCATGCGGAGCTTGTTCATCAAGCGACCACCCTGCGTGTTGAAGTACATCGCCCCGATGCCGTTCATCTTGTCGGCATCAGGCTGGAGCTCGCGCGGCAGGGACTGGGGGTTGGTGGGCGTCGCGGCTTCCGTGGCGGCCGCCACTGCTTGTCCCTCAGGGCTCTGCGTGGCCTGCTGCTGCGTCCGGGCGAGCAAGTCCTTGGCGTAGTTCCGCTGCGCCACCTCATCCGGTGTCTTTGCCCAGCGCCACTGACCGGTCGTGGGGTCCTTCGTCCGCCACTTGATGGCTCCAGTCTTGAGCTGCACCGCTTGCTTCCCGTCGATGACCATGCCCGGGCCGGGGACGAACTGGGACATATCTCCACGGACCTGGCTCTCCAAGACCGTGGCTGCTGGGGCCGCCATCCGTGGGGACATCGGCTGGCCACCGTTGTAGAGCTTCGGGAGCAGCCAGCTGGCGATCTTTCCAGCACCCCAGTTGAATGCGCCGAACGTGCCACCGAAGGCGAGGTTCATGGGGTCGCGCATGCCTCTGAGGCCTGCTTGGCCGACATCTGTGGCGTTCAGCGGTGCATGACCAGGGAGCAGGGAGCTCTCGGCTTGCTCGACCGCTGCGTTCGCACCACCGAAGATGGAGCCAATCCCCATGCCCTTCGCGATGGAGCCGAGGAGTGGCTCTGGACCGATACCCGCGCCTGCTGCGCCACCCGCCATGCCAAGCGGCACGAGGACACCGAGTTGCGCGAGCATCGGAGCGATCTGGAGCACGAGCTTCTCACGTTCGTTCGCAGGATTCAACTCGCCAGCCTCAACTGCGCGTTCGACACCCACGCCAGTCAGGCCGCCTGTGACAGCACTCCGAATACCTGCCGCGAGCACCCGGGACATGCGGACGAACTGCTCGCTTGGGAGCAACTTCGTGTCACCAGGATTGTTCTTGGGATCGGTCAGATCCAGTGCAGTCCCGCCAGGAGCCACCGTGCCCTCTGTCGTCTCTTGGCTCGTGGCATTGCCTTGGCCCATGCCGAAGAGCTCCGCGAAGAATGGAGCGAAGCCGAGGGGAGGGCCATAGGGACTGCCGATGATCTGCCGATGCAGAAGTGCCTGCTGCGGGCCGTGTTGCGTGACCTTGGCGGCTACAGCCTTCAAGATGGGATCGAAGATGTTGTGCGGAGCAGGAGGACCTTGTGGGTCCTGATCGTCATACGAGGGCATCGCGGTTCCTAGGTTTCCGTGTACAGCTAGTAGTATACTAGATAGGTATTTAGATAGCTACTCCTTCTTAGGCTTCTCTTCTGCTCCAGGCTTGGCCGTCGCAGTCGAGGCGGCAGCCGCTGCGGGCACGTTGCCCAGTGCGGCACCCAACGCATCCTCTCGACCGGCTGTGGCCATCTGGATCAGCTGGAAGCGGAGCATGTTGATGAGCGTGGGCCGTTGGCCTTGTGGCGCACCCTCGATGGCGTGCACGGCCAAGAGCAGCTCATTGCGCGAGTTGGGGTCGAGCATGAAGGTTGTGTCCGACGCGAGCTTCTTGAGTTGCGAGATGACATGATCGGTCGAGCCCGTAGAGAGCGAGTCGATGATCATCCGGGACTCGGCGAACGAAGTCGGGTTCGCCTTCACCTTGTCGTGGATGGCCTGGTAGAGCGCCCGGCCACCGTTGCTCATGCCCACTTGGTTGACTGGGGCCGTGCCACGGGATGGAGCACCCTTGGCCCCCATGACTTCTGCTGGGCCAGCCGGGATGATCAGATTCTTGCTGCCACTGGTGGGCGTCGGGGGCGTCCGCTGATTGGCCGCCGGACCCTCGCCACCCTCGTTGTACTGCGGGCCCACGAAGATGTCCCCTGCAGGGTTGTAGTTGGGCGAGCTGGGATCAGTGGCTCCAGGGATGCCGCCCGCACTCTGGCCACGCATCGCCGGGAAGACACGAGTCTTCAGGTAGTCCTTGACGAGCTGGCTCGTTGGATACGGAGCACCGTTGCGACCACCCCATTCCATGTTGTCCGGCGAGCCATAGGACATGGCGTACTTCATCGCCTGGAGGAGCGGATCGTTGGACTGCAGGGCCGAGATTGCCTTGGCCATGTCGAGATCGTTGCCATGGAAGGTGACGTACTTCCCGTCCGGTGTCTGCAACAGATTCCACCGTGCGGCCAAGCGGGCGGCGATAGCCACCTCGCTGGTGATTGCCTCCGATGGAGAGGCCGTGCGCATCGACTGCATCGAGCGGTTGAAGTCTTCCGTCGATGGGAAGAACGAAGTGGCGTAGCGGACCTGTGGCGCCAATGCCAGCGCCCGCTGCATCTTCTCTTCGACATCCTTCCGCAAGGCCGCGTTCTCGGGCCGCTGGAAGATCGGGTCACGCAGCATGCCGAGATACTGGGGCAGCTTCGAGAAGGTGAAGATGTCCTGGAAGTTCCGGGTCAAGTGACCGGGATTCTTCGGGTCCTGGGCGAAGGCAATCTTGTTCGCGAGCTCCATGAACTCGGGGCCGGGCGTGTTGAGCTGCTGAATCCGCTGATCGACACGGAGCTCTTCGAACTGTGCTTCTCGCTGCTGCATCTCACGGATCGGCATCTCCAAGCCCATGGCAGAGGCGACTTCTGGCAGCTCACCTTCCGTCACGGGTGCAGACTGACCCTTGAAGCCCATACGCTTGCGGGCATCGTCGATGTAGCCCTGGATGTCCTTGGCGACCGGGAGACCGTAGCGCTTGGCCCCGGTGAGCGCCTCAGGGGTGTAGTAGTCCTCACCGTTGAGAGAGTACTTGGCTGCTGCACCCGCACGGGCGAGGTTGCTCCGAGTCTCTGCATCGAGGGAGCTGCCTGGGACCACTTGGCCTGTCTGAATCTCTGAACGCTGCTTGGCCAGGGCCATCGGGCCTGTGAACTTGAGCTCCGACTCCCGCTGGATGTCCTGCTCCTGCGAGTACTTCTGCAGCTCCCGCTTCTGGGCCATCTTCTGGAAGGGCAGCTGAAAGAGCTCGCTCATCCCCACGTCCAGGGCGCCACGGAAGGCTTCCTGGATCGGGGAGTACCGGATCGGCGGGAAAGAGAACTGGGGTGGTTGGAGCGGAGCCATTAGTACCCTTTGAGCGCGTTAGTGATGGGCGTCTGTGGCGACAGCTTCTGGGTGAAGGCCTTCATGATCGGACTGTTCAAGGTCTCTTGCTCCGTGCTGAGGTTCTTCTGCGAGTTCCGTCCCTTGAAGAGCTTCGAGCCCGTGGAGCCCGCGCTCTTCCGACCGAAGCCCGGGAAGGCACCCTTGGGCGTGTTCTTGGCCTTGTCCATCTTCTTCGCCATGTCCGCGAGCACGCTCAGCTGGCCCGAGCCTTGGGAAGCCATTAGTAGCCTCCCAGCGAGGGGAAGTACTCACGGCCTGGACGACCACCCGGCATCGGCGGCGGAGTGAACTGCTGTGGCTGCCCTTTCGAGGCCTCTCCACGCTGCTTCATGTAGTTATCCAGGAAGCTCTTGAGGATCGGGTTCATGCTCTTGGCGGGCTCGGCGGCACCAGGACCACCGCTGCCCACCGCGTTACCACCAGGACCGATGGTGCCACCGCCCACCGTGTTCCCTGGAGGCGCGGCAGCAAAGGTCGAGCCACCGTAGCCACCACCGCCTCCAGCGACACTGTTGGCCATGGAACTCATGCCGCCCATGCCTTGCGTGAGGTTTCCCATGCCTGCAGCGTGCACAGCTGGATGCCAGCCAGACCAGCCAACGGGAGGTGCCGTGACGCCTCCTGCAGCGGCAGTGCCGCTCGGGAGGCCTTCGCTCACAGCAGCAATCGGATTACCGCTGGCAGCCCCGGCACCCGCACCAGCACCCGCACCACCACCGATGCCGAATGCGTGTGCAATAGCTGGACCGCCGAAGTAAGCCCCTGCCGCCAAAGCTCCCAACTTCGCATTGTTACCCCACTCTGTACCGAGGTTCTTGAGTCCCTTCCCTTGCAGCAAATCTCCGCCCATCTTGAACGGATTCGTCAGGGGAGGCAAATGGAGCGCCTTCAGGGCCATGTTCGGCAAGAAGTCCGTCACGTCGCCGAAGCCTGAGAAGAGCTTACCGAGAGTGCCGAGAATGGCCATGCGTCACCTTACAGTGGGCCGAAGCCGAGACCGAGGAGTCCGCCCTTGGGAACACTCTTGCCCGCAAGACCGAGCTGACCGATGCTGCCCGCGCCCGAGAAGAGCGACTGGATCAGATCCATGATGTTCTGGTTCGTCTCGCCGAAGGCGCTCCCGAGCAGGGAGCGGCGTTGCTGCTCCAGGTTCCCGGCTTGCGTGGAGAAGAAGTTGGAGATGTCCGAGACACCCTGGTTCAGGATGCCGTTCTCTCCACGCTCCGCACCGCTGGGGGCGAAGCCTTGTCCAGCCACCTTGCCACGAGCACCAGCGATCTGTCCAGCGATCTGACCACCGGGCTTGAAGAGATTGTTCGCGAAGCCCTGTGTGGCCGTGAGGGCCTGGTTGAAGCTCGCCGAAGGATCGAGGATCGAGCTCATGAAGGAGTTGCCGATAGGACCCTGCGCGCTGATCTGCTGGTTCAGGAACGGCGTGAACATCTGGCTAAGGATGTCTTCCATCGACTTGCCAGCGTTCTTGGGATCACTCAGGCCACCCTTCTTTCCAGCGCCAGGGATGCCCGTGTAACTCGTGGTGTCCCACGGCGTCTTGAACTGCGGATAGCCCCCACCACTGTTCGGTGCGGTCGAGTTGATCAATGGCATCTGTGGCGGCATAGTCCCTCACTTGATGCGGTAAGTATAGCTCAACTATAGCTCTACCTCAATGCCCGCGATGATGTCGGCCGTGGTAGGCGTCCAGCCGACGGTGCTGTAGCGGATGTCCAGGCTGTCTCCCGCCTTGAAGAGCATGTTCTCGGTCGTGGGAGCCTGGGACGCCTTGTAGGTAGTATTCACCGCATCAAGGATCGCCGTGAGCGTGCCCAGCTGAGCACCGTTCTTGAAGACCTTGGCGGTGAGCGTGCCTGCTGTCCGGGCCGGTGTGCACTTCACCCAGAGGGTCCAGACCCAGCCATCCCGGGGGCAGATCCACTCGTCGATACCGGCGGTCTGGATACGGGTGAGTTGCTGGTTGGTGGTGGTACCCCCCACCACGTTGAAGAACCACATGTCCACCATGTAGATACTCCGGGCAGACTGGGCATAGGTCTGCTCGAAGAAGGTGCGGGTCTCAGGATCGAGTCCCTGGGGGATGGAGGGGGCCTTCCGGGTACCCCGACGGCCTGGGGGAGTGGGGATCATTAGGAGCTCTGGGCCCCACGTTCCTTGGCCCGACGCAGGGGGTAGAAGTGCACCTCCGCCTCAGCAGGCAGGAAGATGCCCGTGAGGGTGTTGGAAGCCACGTCCAGCTCCACTTCGACGTAGGTCCCTGGGGCGTTCACAGAGGCTTCGATCCAGGATTCGATAGGAGGTGCCGTAGGGGCCACCGCCGTGAACGATACGCTCTGGAGCACCTTGTTGCCTCCTGCGTCAAATGTGGTCGTTTGTGCCCCATCCACGAAGACTTTCATGGTCGCTTGGAAGGCGCCAGTCCGCCAGATACGCACGGCCACGCGGCGGATGACCACGAGGCCCACCTCACCCAAGGGAGAGATCCGCTCGGTCTTGAGCACAGCGGTATAGACGCCACCGGTGTCCTGGGTGCCCGAGTCCAAGCCTACACGTCCAATCTTGTAGACTCTAGAGCCGGTGTTCTCGAAGGCAAACGCTGGAGTGATCATTAGGCTGGGCACCCGGCAATATGGTTAAGGCTTCGCGAGGGCGTGGTCGCCGTGCTGGAGAGCGTGGTACCCTCATCGTAGGCGTCCACACGGTACTGCACCGTCGTGTTGGTCGGCGGGTTATCGAGAGTGTCCGTGTAGGCCCCGCTCTGCAACGAGACCGTGGCGATCAAGAAGAAGCCGCCACCACCGAAGCTCTGGTAGATCTTCGCCGTATCATTGGCTGTGAAGAACGTGCCACTCCAGGTGATGTTGCCGTGGAACAGGCAGGTCCCGAACTGGGTGATGGTGAGGTTCGCACTCGACATCGCTGGCGGCGGGAAGCCGAAGACGGCATTCACCACCGGGGACGAGTAGGCCGAGTCTGCCTCGGCAGTCTTCTTAGCCTTCACACGGTAGTAGTACGTGATCCCGACAGTGCCAGAGGTGTCATCGAATGTGAAGGCGCCTGTGCCGGGATTCGAGACCGTGGTGATGGCACTGAAGGTCGTGCCATTCACGCCGCGCTCGATGACGATGTCCGCACCAGCCTGGTTGTTCGTGTAGGAGATCCGGACACCCGTGGCAATGCTGTTCGCCGCCACGAGTGTCGGGGTGGCACAGAACGTCCGCGTGCTCTGCTCTGTCGAGTAGGCGCTATTCTGCGCGTTCCGGACATGGCGGATCTTGTAGAAGTAGTTCGTGGTGGGCGTAAGTCCTGTGTCAGCGTAGAAGGCCACGCCCGACGCCACGGTGGTGAGCAATGTCTCCGTGCCTGAGGTAGGCCCACGCCAGATCTCCGTGGTCGTGTCGAGGGAGGTATCCCCGTTCACCCAGGTGAGATCCACCTCGGTACCAGAGACTGGAGTCAGCACGAGCGCACTCGGAGCTGCCTGGGGCGGCGGCAGCGTCTGGTTCGGGATGGCAGCCATCGAGGTGACGAGGAGTGCCGTACCACCGCTGTTCAGCCACTGGCCGCTGGAGAAGAGTCCCTGGGCAGGCCCAGCCGCCTGTTGCCGTTGGTAGCCGAGATAGCTGTTGGGCGTGCCCGAGCCGGTCTGCGGCACCGCGAAGTAGACCATGCTGTCATCCACCGAGTACTCAGCGGAGATCGTGGGATTGAAGCCGACCGCTTGGACGAACTTGCGGATGTTGCCGCCGATGTCTACGACGGTCTGTCCATCGGTCATGTGCGGACCCCGGTCACTCCAGAAGTAGCAGAAGCCATCTTCCGTCGAGCAGGCGGCGTAGGGACCGATAGCGCCCACCTTGTCAGAGATGGGACGGAGGGACCAGGTATCGGCATCGTAGCCGAAGAGAGCGTAGGCCTGCCGACGTTTGAAAATGATCGCCGCACCGCCCGCGTACGCCACGGTCGTGATAGGGTCGCCACGGTCGCCCGCTTCTCGGTGATCGACGTTCCACCACTCCTGCGCGGTGATGCCGACCGCACCGGCCATGTCTGGCTCGATGGAGGGGATGAGGCCCGGCTGACTGAAGCGCATCATCTCGGGACGGGTGGCCGCGCCGAACTGGTAGAAGCCCGAGCCCCACATGGAGTACTGGTACTTCCAGATGTAGGTGTAGCGAGTGTTGTGCAGCGCGCCCGAGTCAGCAAAGTCGTTCTGGAGATTGTTGATCGTGTTGGCGTCCGAGTTCCAGAACAGCGTGTCATACTGATTGTTGTTGTCCGCGATGTAGAGGCGGGACACGGGCGTTCCAGCGATACCGCCATCGAAGCTCACCATCATCGGGGCCGATAGGGTCGCGCCAGTCCAGAGCACCGCGACAAAGGTGGACTGGGTACCGTTCGGCGTGCCCTCGGATGTCCCGTCGGGATTGAGGCGGTAGAGATACGTCTTGTTCGTGTTCGAGCTGAAGGCGATGACGTAGAACTTGTTCTTGTGGAAGCGACCGGCCAGCACGCTCGTGACAGGCGCGGGAGAGCCTGCATCGTCCAAGAGCTGGACGGTCACAGTGACAGGGGCTCGCACGGCGAAGCGTCCCCGGAACACGACCCAGTTCGAGAGGACCTGCATCGTGGTCGGATCGGGGATGGCCTGTGAGTCATTCAGTCCCCCAGCGAGGGCGACGGGCTGAGTCATCAGGTTCCCGTACGGATTCAGGGGATACTTCATGCCTATTGTCCCTGTCCTGGGCGCGAACGAGCCTGTTGAGGAATCATGCTCAAGGGCACTGCAGGCACCTGCATGATCGGACGCTTCATCGAGTAGTCGTAGACCATCACGGCTTCGTCGAAGAGTTCCATGAGCTCCATGTGGGCCTTGTCGAGCCACTGGGTCTCTTCGTCTGTGCGACGGTCCCGGATGGCCAGGAGCTTGGCCAGGGGATAGGTCACGAGATCGGCCCACTCATCGGGGATGGTGAGCGCCTGCGTGATGGCCGTGACCTTCGTCGGCAACGGGCTGAAGAAGACGTTGAGCTGCGTCACCAGGTTCGAGGGGTCCGTACCGAGCTCTAGGAGGTACTGCGAGATCCGACGCCCCCGCAGCACGGCGCGTGGCGAGACATCGAAGTTGGGCCAGCGGATCGAGACGAGGTTGACCTGTTGGCCCACTGCCGCACCCGCGAAGGGCGTGCCGATGATCGCTGCGATCTCGGCGCGGGTCACCGCTGCCACGCCACCAGGAGCACCGGTGAGATCCCAGGTGTCCGTAATGGCCGTCCGAATGCTGGTGGCGCCGGTGGTGCCGAAGTACTCCGGGTTCAGCCGAGCCGCGCGCTGGAAGACGTTCCGCTCGTACATGGAGATGTAGTCCACAACCTGCGTCACCGGAACGAGGGCTTCGTCGTTCAGGGAGGACATCTGCGTCGCACGGTCCCAGATCACTTGCGCGGTGGTGCTCATTAGCGCTGCTCCATTCCACGAGCCTGCGTGTCCGACCGCTTCATCATGCCGAGCAGCAAGTCCTGCTTCTGCTGCTGGGCCCGGGCCACGACCATCTGGAGCACCTCCGGAGGGATTGGCTGCCGGGGGTCCCCTGTCGCGTTGAGGAGGATGTTCATGGCCAAGTTGGTGGTGAAGAAGTCCCGGTGCTCGTCAGGACTCGCCAGGTTCTGGGAGAGGGAGACGATCCGCACCGCCTGCAACAGGAAGCGGTATGTGATCGTGTCCCCGTTGCCGATGAAGAAGTTGCGAGGCTGCCCAGGCTGCGTCCAGCCGATCTCCTGCGGGTCGCAAGGGAAGAGAGTCTGGCCCCGGACGATAGCGGCTGGATGCTGGCCTGGATGGTCAAAGCGGCTGGAGGTGACGATGCTGATCGGCCAGACGATGCCTTGGCTGTCCACCCAGTTGAAGTTCCCATAGGTATCCACCGGCGTGCTCTGCAGGGCATACCCAGCGACGTTCTGGCTGGAGACCACGGTGATGCTCGCGCCAGCATCGAGTCGCTCAGGGAACTGGTTGGAATATAGCTGGACGATGTCCTCATCGAGAACGGTCAGCACGCGCAGGAGCTGCTGGGTGTTGACCCCAGGCTCCCACACGTAGGGATACGCCATGGCGATGGCATCGTTCACAATGTCACTGACGAGTAGCGGCATCGTACTTTCTCCACGAGTCCTTGTCCTCGACGAGATCCTTGTGCGACCGGTTGAAGTGCGCCGCGAGCAGCCCAGCGGTTGGGAAGGGCTTCGTGGGCGTACAGGCTGTGCAGATGTGCCGGGCCGAGGGAGCAATGGTCACCGTGTTCATCGGCAGCTCAGGCGCTTGCTGCAGCATGCTCGGCGGGTCCACCTGCTTCATCTCGTACTTCCCAGTCACCGGGTCCTTCACACGCCAGAAGTGCGGCATCAGACGATTCCTTTCGCTCTCCGCCAGTTACCTTTTCCGGCGGCGTTGGAGGCAATAGCCATGTTCCACCAGTACTCTCGGGCGGCGGAGGCGATGTTGCGGCGCTCCTTCTGCTCCGCCAGCTCGCGCTTCGCTTCAGGCTGCTCCACTGTCTCTTCGTAATGCTCCTTGGACCGGAAGCTGTCGGCCCAGTAGAGCGTGGTGAAGAGCCGGTCATCGAGGGGCAGGAACTCACCACGGTCATCCTGCCAGGTGAACAGGAAGACCCCCTTCTTGCTGCTGCCATCAAGGTACGGCCGCAGGAGCTTGGGAGTCACCCAGGTCTTGGAGAGGGGGTGATGGCCGTAGTCCTGCGGGACGGCGAAGATGCACCAGCGATTGCGCCGCATGTCCCAGCAGACATCAATATAGCTGGGTCCACCTTGGGATGCGTTGAACTGGTCGAGCTTCCGTTGGAAGTCGGGATCGACGTGCTGTAGCATACTACTTTCCTCCTCCAGGTTGTTGGTTGAACTTGTCGAAGGCATCGAGCATGTCCTTCGGGCTCGTGGGATCGAAGATCGCCTTGATGCTCTTCTTGAGCTCCTCAGCGAACTTGTCAGACTGATAACGAGTAAAGCGCGAGCGTGGACGGATGCTCGTACCTGGGATTGCCTCGGCTGGCGGCTCAGGCAGCGGGGCCCGCTCGAACGTCCCAGGTCCAGTCTTCTGGTAGCCGAGGATGCGGGCCTGGTCGATCATCTCGCCCTGGAGCCGACGGACTTGATCCGAGATCTTGCTCGCGAAGGCGCCACGGATGCTCTTGGGCTTGATGAACTTGAGACGCCGAGTCATACCCTGCTCGACATCGGCTTCCACGAACTTGTGGAGATCTCGCGTCATCGTGCCCTCATCAAGGTGCTCGTTCACCACATGCCCCGTCATCTTGCTGACAGCACCGGGTTGAGTGACAGCGACTTGCTGCTCACCAGCGGCGGCATGGAGATGCTCACCCCAGATCCGACCGGCGGAGCCCTTGGGCTGACGCTCTAGGAGCTCGGCGATCTTTCCCTTGGTGAGACTGCGGGCGTCTACGAGAGGATAGCGTCTCAGAACCTTGTCTGTCGCAGTCGTCGTGGTGGGCGACATGAAGGCGTACTCCTTCTGCGTCACCTCACCCTCCGGCAGCACCCGCGAGATGTGCGAGATGTCTTCGGCTGTTCGGCTCAGGGTCGCAGGATCGCCCAGGTTCAGTCGCGCGTTGTACGCCTCTGCCGTGGGATGGACCTTGAACAGCACTGGACCTTCGCCGTAGCCATAAGGAGCGGCATGAGTCATCGCCAACGTCTGACGCGGGGTCAGACGAATCGCTGCCTGAGCCATCTCATCCGCGATCCGGCTCTTGTTGAGGAGTCCTGGGCCAGTGGTCATGAGGCCGACGGGATCGCGAGAGGCATGGTAGAGGCCAGCCTTGGTCACAAGCATCCGGTCGAGCGGCGTGGCGAGGTTGCTCGTCTGGATGATGGTTCCCACTTGCCCGAGTTCGTTGGCTACTGAGCTCGCCAGACGGTTCGCTCCCGTGGCGAGTCCTTGTACGGTTCCCTTCGCGACATTGGTGACGGCAGCAGGCGCCTCAGGGTTGAGGGCTGCCCCACCGAGAATGGAGCCGAGCACAGCAGCATAGCCACCGGAGGCCGTCTTGGGCTGACCCCAGTAGTCGGCGAACTCTTGGTGCTGCTTCTCCAGGAAGTTCGAGAGGTTCTCGGAGGGAGAGAAGAGCATCGGAAGCGCGTAGCCTGCTTCTCCCAGACCGAGCATGAAGGAGCTGCCAGCATCCTTGAGCTCTTCCTTGCCGGTGTAACGCTGTCCAGGCGTAACGGCCGTCACGTCTGCTTGGGCACGGAAAGGAGCGGGAGCAGCCTTGGGAGCGGGGAGCGGGCTCCGAGGCATTCGTGGCAGGGGGTTTCGCAACCCATCGAAGAGTCTCTCGTGGTCATCCATGCGAGGAAGATACCACTTACTGACTGCCGCCACCACCACCCATCATCGCAGCGGCAATGGGGCTTGCGGGACCACCAGGGCCGCCTGGAGGGCCACCCTGACCAGCATTCTGGATAGAGGCCATGTTCCCAGCACCGGGCATCTGGCCACTGCCCATGAGAAGCTGGAGGATCTGCATGAGGGATTCAGCGGAGACTTGACCGCTCTTGAGGGCAGCCAGAAGGGAACCGATGTCGAGACCCCCAGCAGTGGAGCCCGGCCCTTGCTGGACCGGGTTCCCCTGGGGAATGCCTTGGGCACCGCGCACGGCTGCAGCGAGATCAGCGTGACCACCCTGCAGCGTGGAACCACGAGCGTTGCCTGCGTGGATCGGCATGCGTTACTCCCTAAGCGTACTTGCCGCTGAGCGCGAACTCCAGCGTGATGACCGCCACTCCCGGGCCGACGGTGGCCGTACCGAAGTTGTACTGCAGTACGAGCACATCCTTCGGGAGCACGAGCAGGTTGCTGTCCGACGTGAGGACCATCGGCAGCGCTACCTTGGCCACGTCTGCCGTCAAGTCCAGCGTGTTCGTCAGGTTCAGCGTTCTCGTGAAGTTCTGGATCTGCACCGTGGTCGTGGTACCGGTGACGTTCGCCGTCAACGGGACGAAGGTGGCACGACGCAGGAACATCCGTTCGATGGCTCCCAACAGGACCACGGTGACGTTCGCCGTACCGAGGGCCGGGGTTGGGATGGAGAGTGTTTCTGGAAAGGGACTGACCTTCCACCAGACGACGGTGCGGGCCAGATTGAGCTTGGGACCAGGCATGTGTACCTCTCTTGCGTAGGGGTGGGGGGTCCGAAGACCCCCCTACCAAGTTCTCACCGGGTCAACAGTGCCCGGGCACCTGTGACTACTCGCTGAGTCCGTACACGAACCCGTTCGCCGCCGGGAAGAGGCAGGCGAAGTTCCGGTACGTACGGAGAACCGCCCGGAACGTGTCTGAGGTGAGCAGGAAGTGCAGCACCGTGCCGTTCAGACCCTGAATCCATTCCACGTCCTTGTCGATGGCGTGGTACCACGTATCCACGTTGGCAAAGCCAATGTGGGTCGGTGGGAAGAACCGTTCGGCGATGACTGGGATGTCGTCGAACGCCAGCGTCGAGTCCTTGATACCCGCCGGGAGCACCATCGGTGCGTACCGAATCTGCGGCGCGTACAGGTTGTAGATGTTCCGGCGCTGCTTGTAGTTCGTGACGATGTGCGTCGGGACGCGACCCGAGACTTCCATGATCGTGTCCACCGTGTCCCGCAGGTTGTCCGGGTCCAGATCGACCGTCGCTGCACCACCCGCTGCGGCATCGACCAGGACGCCGTTCCAGCCGTCCAGGCCTGACCGAGTGATGTTGAGATACGTGGTCGAACCGTTGGTGCCGTCATCGACGGCGCCGAAGAAGCCCACCGGCTCCAAGTTTTCCGAGCCTGCGTGGGTGACCAGATCCGCCGCCGCCACGGTTCCAACTTCCGCCGGGGCGTAGGTGATCGTGGTCGTGGTGGCCTGCTGCGTGACCGACGTGAGTGCCGAGTCGGCAACGTGGTTACCCGGCGAGCCGAGCGACGACGAGATGTCCACGTTCATGTTCCGGCGCAGGATGTTACGCACCGGGCGCGAGTCCTTGTAGGTCGCGAGACCGTACGGGCTCTTGACCACCGCGACGGTGGCCGAGGTACGCGACACGACGGTGGCAATGACGCCATCGCCCTTGCCGAGGATCATGCGGGCCATCTCCAGCTTGACACCGGTGACGGTGTTCTCCAGCTGCAGCGCGAGGGCGTCTTCGAACGCACCCGGGTTGTCGCGGGTGGCCGACATCGTCGGGCCCGAGATTTCGAAGATGGCGTAGACGAACTTGGCCTGGACGAAGGCCTGGATCGGCTGATCCGTCACAGCGTCACCGAACGAGCCGGTGTCACCGCGAGCGTAGATGCCCTCGTTCCATCCGAACTGAACCGGGAAGATGCCCTTGCGGCCCGACAGGGTGAGCTGCTGGGTGATCTTCTCGGCAAAAGGGGTGGCTTTGTTCAACGCGATCTGGATGGCGTCCACGATAGGACGGTCCTTGAGGATCGCATCGACACGAGCCAGAGTTGCCTGGGTAACAGCCATGGAAGTATACCTCGGGAGCGGGGGCTCCCCGTAAGGGATTCACAACGATCTATTGTGTTGTGGCTTCCGAGGTTTCCAGTGCTGCGTGTCAATAGTACACACAAGAAGAGCCTGCTGTCAAGGCAGGCTCTCTTGTCGCGGGGCGGCTACCAGACTACGGCTCGGGAGGGTGCCAGCCGTCGTCCTTCCCGAAGTAGACCTGCCGAGCACCGTAGGTCAAGCTGACTCGCTCGACGCTCTGATGCTTGGACAGGATCTCCAGGAACTGACCGAGCAAGACGTTGACATCACTCTCGCTCTTGTTGTGGTGAACGCCTGTACCCTCGATGCTGATCTGCCAGTTTCCCATGGGGTTAACGCTCCACGATGCGTGCGTTGATGGACTTGATCAGGTCACGGAACTTGCCACCGCCGCCTTCACGGACGCTGGTGCCGTCCTTGAGACCAGGGGAGGCGTCAGACTGACGCTGAACTTGGGCGGTAGCCGCCGAGCCTGCACCCACCTGCTGCTGGGGGGCCTGGCGGACAGCCGCCTGCTTCTGCGGCGTCACAACCTTTTGCTGCGTCTTGGCTTGCTGACGGGGGATGCCCTTGAGCTCAGAGACGAGCCCCTCGACATCCGTGAGCTCCAGATCGCCACCGTTGGCCTTGACCGCAAGGGCCACGACCTTCTCAGCGGTGTCGAAGGAGACGCCATGGGCTCGCGCCGCTCTGCGAGTGGCGGCGATGACCTGATTCGCCTTCTCGCGCTGGTAGCGCTCGGACATGGCCCGTTCCCGACGCTGGGCTTCCATCAGTCGGGCTTCGGCCGAGAGCTCACGCTCCCAGGACGCCTTGGCCCGAGGGTCCTGCTCGACTTCCGTCATGATCTCGGAGACCTTCTTCCACACTTCGGGCTGGCTGAAGGCGAGGGCCAAGAGCACCTTGTCAGGGGCGTTCTTGAGCCGCTCCGAGAACTCCTGGTAGGACTGCATCACCTGGGAGGCTTCGAGCTGCTTCGTCAGGGCGTCCTGCGCCAGGTCTACGGCGGCAGCCACGAGCTTCTGGTACTGTGGGAGGAGCTCCTTGGGCACGTCTGCACCGGCGATGCCCAGGTCGATGCCCGCTTCGTTCAAGGCTCCCTCGATCTCTTCGAGCGAGACAACCTCTTCCGTCACGGTCTCTTCGGTGGTCTGCTGCTGCTGCGTTTGCTGCGTCTGCCCTTCGGGCAACACGGTGACGAGCGGCTCGGTGTCGGGGTTGGGCTGCAACGTGGCACCGATGTCGTCGTGTTGCTGGTTGGCAGCGGCGGCGGCGGCCGCGCGTGCCAGTCTACCTGCGTCGATTCCCTCAGCACCGCCTTGATCGGCAAGGTCCGCCGAGCTGAGAGTGAGATCGCCCGCACCGGCGGGCAGGACATCGTTAGGCATTGGACGACTCCTTCTTCTCAAACGGTTTGTTCTTCTTCTCGCCTTCAGCTTCCTTAGGTGGCATGAGGTACTGGACCAGCGCATCCACCAGCGCTTTGCCGAGCTCCGTCTTGACGTTCTGGGATGTCTCGGCGTCCGCCCGGATCTGGCGGAGTTGCTTCTCTTGATCGAGCATGGACTGCTTCTCTGCTTCGGCAGCCTGACTGATGGCTTGCTCGTGGCCGCTCATGTGCTGCATGAAGGCCTGCTTCTTGTTCGGGTCCCAGGCCTTGAACGAGAGCGTCTTGGGGAGCTTCGAGTGCTCCGCCATGTGCGTCTGATGGTTGTTGTGCGGCTCAACCTGCGGCGGCTGACCGGAGAGCTGCGGCTGACCTTGCTCATCCTGACCAGTGACCTGCAAGCCCGCGAACTGGTTGTTCTCGTTGCGGGCTTCGAGCACGTCGGGGTCGATAGCGTCTTGGGCCACGTCGATACCGGTAGCGTTCATGGCGGCGTTGATGCGGTCACGGTCGGGCTGACCATCCGGGCCAGCGAAGATGACGGCACCGGCTTGCGTATTCATAACGCCGATGACGGTGTCTCGCAAGCTCTGCCGGTCCCAGGTGTAGAGGGGGAGTTCATCGACGTGCAGGGTGGCTTGGAGGTTGTCCAGGTCCTGTCCCTTGAACTCCCGCCACTGATAGGTCTTGTCCGCACCCACGATGGCAATGGCGCGGGTCTCGGTGTAGAACTTGGCGGCGTAGTCGAGGAGGACGTAGCCCATCTTCTCCCACGCGGACTTGGCGTTCATGACGGCGAGCATCGTCTGCTCACCCTCATTGCGCTGATGGGTCGGGAAGCGCACGGGCTTCGTCTGCTGTCCCGCTGCGGGCTTCTCATCCCGACGGAACTTGTAGCCGCCGACGGTCATGATGTCGTCGGACATGACCTGACGGAGCGAGTCGAACTGGGTCGGGAAGGCCGGAATCTGTGGCCACTCAGGGTCGGTCCCGGGCTGGACGACGACTTCCTGGCCGGGCTCTTCCGTGAACTCGCCGTACTTGAGGCCATCACCGGTGTGACGAATGATCTTCGGGACGACCTTGTTCAGCCATTCCAGCTGCCGGGCCTCCAGTTCCTCGTAGTGCTTGTTTGACCAGGTGATGTCATAGAGCGGAGACAAGCCTAGGCTTGGATGGCCCGGCAGTGGAATCCACTTGAAGTGGACAATCGGGATCTGACGCCCCGGCAACGGCTGGGGCGGCGTCACCACGACCTTGTTGTCCGCAGCGGTCCACCAGAGTCCCCCAGGATTCCGGTTACCACGCGGGAGATAGTGCTCGACGAGGAGCGCAGCAGGCTCCTTGGCAGGCATACCAGAGCTTAGCGTCTGCGGGAACACGCTCATCAGGTCCGTAGTAAGGGGGCCTGAGACTGTCTGGTAGCTCAACTGATCAGCGATCTTGTCACCGTAGCGGTCTACGGCTTGATCGTAGGTGACGAGGTAGCCAACCATGACGCCGGAGTACTGCTGCATGCCCCAGCGCACGAGTTGCGGGGCGATGACTTCGACGCCAATCTCGCCTTGGTCCACCATCACGGGCTGCTGCATAGAGGGGTCGGGCTGAAGGGTGTCCGGATTGACCGGAATGACACCCCCCTGTCCATCTGGAATCGCCAGCGGCAACATGTTCCCGGTGTTGGCATTCCAGTAGACCCGCAGATCGGCGTTCCCGGTTGCCATCAGCCATGCGGCCAGGTCGATCCGCTTCTCTTCCATGCCCAGCTTGTCCCACAGGTACTTGAGCACCTGATCCGCCAGCTCGGCAGCGGCGATGCTGTCGGGGGAATCAGGCACGGCACTCCAGCGCACGCGGCTCTGGAGGAACTGACCGACGTAGTCCGCGAAGAGAGCCTGGGTGAAGTTGGAGATCGGGAACCGACGCCAGTCCGGGATCTGCTTCTGGTCCACTTCCATCAGGATGCGCCAGTGCAGGGAACGAATGTAGTCTACCACGCGCTTCCACCGTTCCACCCAGAAGGCGTAGAAAGCATCGTGGTTGTGCCACATGTTGATCGAGTACGTCATGTACTCTTGGGCGCTGGCTTCTGGCTTCGGCAGACGGGGCATTAGAGCGCCTCATTCGGGAAAGGAGGACGTGGCACGGTCTTGGGACGTGGCGGTGTTGGAGTCTCCGGACGGAAGCCGTCATAGCGGAGACGTTGGAAAGCCTTGTTCGTGGGCCGGACGTAGGCAAAGAGCCAGATGAGGCCGTCGAGGGCCACGCCGACACCCACACCGGCGACGAAGATAAGCTCTACCGCATTGAGGCCGAACATTAGAAGTCTCTCGTTGTGAGGGTCTTGTAGCGGTCTGACTGCTCAATCACGTTCCAGATGACCCGGTCGGCCAGGGAGAGCTGCTTCTTCCATGCTTGCTCCTCGGGCTGCCGGGTGCCTGCGGCCATGATCGAGCATCCGTAAACTAGCGCGTCGCAGGCATCTGCGCCATCCGCACTGTCCTTGTCGGGCTTCCCGTTCTCTCCCCAGGAGAGCCGCTGCATCTCCCAGAGGAGTCGGGAGCAGTTCATGTCTCGGCTCTCCCACTTCCAGGTGGAGGTGAGGTTGTTGAAGAAGAAGATGCGGGGAGCACCGAAGACGGGCTTGAAGTTGGGCTCGGCAGCGGGATCGACGGGATGCCCGAAGCTGGGGATGATCTTAGGATAGAGTCGGTCGGGGTCAGGTTCCAGCAGGGCATGTGTCCGCAGCACCATTTCATCGACTCGCTTCTGAATGGGCAGGGGAATGGCGCCGATAGGAGCGGCGATTCGGCTGAAGTGCCAGTTGAGCTCTGCCATGTCTTGGGGGTTCGCGGAGTCCACGTAGCACGGAAGAGCGCGGTCACGCTTACCCACGAGAGCAGCCATTCGCTCAGCACGCCGAGCCAGCGTGTCATCTTGCGAAAAGAACTCATCCGTGACGTAGTACGCGCCATGCTCATCCGCCGCGAAGAACAGGGTCGCAAACCGGTGGTACTGGGGGTCACACACGAACCAGCGAGCGTAATCTAGCGGGATCTCGAACGGAGGGATAGTGTGCACCTTCGCGTCAAAGCTCCGGAAGACGAGGCCGGAACGGGTGATGAACTCGCCGTACATACGGGCGGCCCGGACGGCAGGGTCGGGCCAGCGGCGCTCCATCGACTTGATGTCTTCATCGGAGAAGTGTGGGACGAGGGAGTGGCCATCCCGGTCAGCCACGGGCATGTGGATGACGTGGAAGTCTGTGATGTCACCGGCTTGCCAGGGGATGTAGATCTTGTCCCGTACCCAGAAGGACTTGATGTCGATAGGGGCGAAGACGAGGATCACGCGGCCGTGACGGTCGAACACACGGGCCTGGAGCTCTTCGAAGACGCTCTCTTCGGGGGTCTCGTCCATGATGGCCATGTCGATGGAGGCACCTTGGAGACGCCGCTGACGCATGTCGGAGGAAACGAAGTGGAGCTCGGAGCCGTTCTTGAACTTCACGATAGGCGAGCGGTCGCTGGCCATCTTCAGGATCTCTTTCCGAGGGGCGAGCTTCTTGAAGACCGGCAGAATGGTCCGGCGGTACATGGTGAGGGACGGCATGACATACCAGACGATCACGGGGGGCGTTGGGACATCGGCCCAGACGGCACGACCGGTGCAGTAGTAGATGGCCTCCGCCACGGCGTACCAGGTCTTACCGGAGCGGTTACCGCCCACGA